GGTACCGATATTAAACTTATTGCTTTTAACGTAAGTCATATTGGCGCAGGTAAAGATTCATCAGATGATACCAGTTTGGTTGTGCAGGCCGACGAAGTTATACAGATAAATGGTGGTAAGGTATATTATCAAACAGTTGATCAAGGCGGTGATTTCCGTGTAGGAGAAAGTTTCTTAGTTAATCAACGTACTGGAGATGTAAGTTTTGGCAATGCACAAGTCAATCTAGGAAATCTAGGACAACTTACAGTAACCGACGGATCTAACAATGCAGTAATATTACCAACTAGCGTTAGTGTTGGAAGTTTAGTATTAAGTGGCGGTAGTTTAGTAACGAATTCCGGCGACCTTACACTTGACCCTGCTGGTACATTGACTACAATTAATAGTGATGTGCAAGTAAATGGTGTGTTGAATATAACTACAACCAGTTATATTAATAGTTCTAAAATTCTTACTGCCGTCGATTTACAAACAGTTACACATACTGCTACCTACATTACCAATAATCCAGGCAGTGTATCTGGATTGGCAACAATTGCCAATACTACAACAGTTTATGGAACCTATGACTTTGGTGGTGTTAGTGATATCTGGACATTCAACGACTTTAACACTGGAACAAATACAGGATATTATAGTATCCATGATGCGGCTACACAACCTGCCCATATTGTTTATGTTGGATTTAGTAATATTACAGATTTCAATAGAATTGTATTGAATATTAACTATACACAAGCATCTGGACATACACAAGATATTGATTTATATAACTATGCTCAAAGTCAATGGGATACATTTACTACCTATTCTGGTTCTACAGGTTGGTTTGAGTTTATTCTTGGCACAATTGATTCAACACCATATATTTCTGGTGGTAATGTTAGTCTTAGAATTTATCACGTTAGTTTTGGTAATACAGCACATAGAACATGGATTGACTATGTTGCCCTTGAAAAGAGTAGTCAAGGTGGACAGGGTCCTCGCGGTGCTACCGGTGCACAGGGCACGCAAGGTATACAGGGTATACAAGGACTTGATGGATTACAAGGCATACAAGGTATACAAGGAACACAGGGTCTACAAGGCATCCAGGGTATTGTAGGTTATACTGGCAGTCAGGGTATACAAGGATTGCAAGGCATCCAGGGCCTGCAAGGCATCCAGGGTATTGTAGGTTATACCGGCAGTCAGGGTATACAGGGATTACAAGGCATCCAGGGCCTACAAGGCCTGCAAGGTATTGTAGGTTATACCGGCAGTCAGGGTATACAGGGTATACAAGGAACACAGGGCCTACAAGGCATCCAGGGTATTGTAGGTTATACCGGTAGTCAAGGTATACAGGGTATACAGGGTATTACTGGTAGCTTTACAGGTACTACTGACCAAGTTGTTTATATTACAAATACTACATCAGCAACATCTACAAACTCTGGTGCATTACAAGTTATTGGTGGTGTTGGAATAGGTGGTAATTTATATGTAGGTGGTGAAATTGTTGCACAGAAAATAACTGTACAACTCACTACAATTACTACCACGTTGATAACCACTGATGATATTATTAGCACATATAATACTACTCAGTCATACTCAACTGTTTCTGGCGCTTTACAAATTGGCGGCGGTGCTGGTATTGGCAAAGATTTATATGTTGGTGGCAATGCATATGCTAATGGAGCAATTGTTTTAACCAGCGCCACTGTTAATCAATACGCCAGCCAAACTGCTATATTTGCCGGCACTGATACTGCTATTAGTACCAGCACTGGTAATATTACAATATGGAATACTAGTACTTTCCAAACTATTACAAATAGAGGATCATCTACTAATCAAGCTATTAGTATTTCTAATTTAACAGTATCAACTTCAACAAACACAGGTGCTTTAGTTGTTGCCGGTGGCGTTGGTATTGGCGGTAATTTAAATGTAGGTGGTAATTTAAATGTAATAGGTGTTCTTACCGCAAGCAATTTTGTTGGTACATTTACAGGATCTGTAAGTGGAACTGCTGATTCAGCACTTTATATAACTGGCGGCGGGCCTGGACAATTATTATATCAAACTTCTACTAATGCTACAGGATTTGTTAGTACAGGTTCCACTGGCAGTATTTTAGTAAGTTATGGTACAAATTCTCCACGTTTCCAAAATACATTAACGTTAACAGGAAACAATCAAGCATCATCAACTAACTCAGGTGCATTACAAGTTGTAGGTGGCGTTGGTATTGGTGGTAATTTATATATTGGTGGAAATTTAACTTTAGCTGAAGGCTCTACTTTAAACTTAGGTAATAGCCCAATAGTTGCAACAACTATAACCGCTGGCACCGATACAGCAGTAAACACCAGCACTGGTAATATTACAATTTGGAATACTAGTACACTACAAACTGTTACTGACCGTGGATATACTACTACCAACGCAATATCAATTACTAATACTACTAATACTACATCAACTAATACAGGTGCGTTAACAGTAGCAGGTAGTGTTGGGGTTGGTGGTAATTTAAATGTAACAAGTAAAGTAAAAATTGGTGCAAATTTAAATGAAACATTATTACCTAATGTTCCGTTGCAAGTAACTGGTGATATTAATAATTCTTTACAAGTTAATATACAAAATCTTAGCCCTTATGCGTTTGCCAGTACTGATTTAGTATTAACTTCTGATATTGGTACAGATACCAACTACTATATAAATCTTGGTATTAACAATAGTGCTTATTCAACTCCTGATTTTGGAATAACAAACGCAAATGATGGATATCTCATCAACAAGGGCCAAAATTTAGTCATTGCCAATGCTAACACTAATACAAATATTGAATTCTATACAGACGGAACTGCATTACCAGGTGTAACTACTGACTTTGGTGCCACTACTGCTACTCATGTAATGACCATGAATAAAACTGGAGTGGCAATATATTCTGCTACCAGTTCTACAACCAGTACCAATGGTGCATTAACTGTTGTTGGTGGCGTTGGCATTGGCGGCGATTTAAATGTTGCAGGAGCATTTTACGTTACAGGACAACTATTCATAAGTGGTCAGGAACGTGGAGTTGGATTTACTGGTAGTGTAGGTTATACTGGTAGTAGAGCATATACCGGTAGCCAAGGTTATACCGGTAGTCAAGGTACTACAGGTGATCAGGGACCACGTGGTTATACTGGTAGCCAAGGTGTTCAAGGTACACAGGGATTACAAGGTACACAGGGCTATCAGGGTATTCAAGGTATACAAGGTGTACAGGGTCTTACTGGTCAAGGTGTACAGGGTATACAGGGTATTCAAGGTGTACAGGGTTATGGCGGTAGTGTAGGATATTCAGGTAGCAAAGGTGATGCTGGTACTAGCGTTGTAATTAAAGGTAGTACCTCAACATATAATTTATTACCTGGTTATCAAACACCTCCAACTCCGATGACCTATACAGGTTCTATCGGTGATGGATATATAGTTCAAAGTAATGGTCATTTATGGGTCTGGGACGGTACTGCTTGGACAGATGCTGGATCATTTATTGGTTATACAGGTAGCCAAGGTATACAAGGTACAGCTGGATATATAGGTCAAGATGGTAGCCAAGGTATACAAGGTATACAAGGTATCCAAGGTATTCAGGGATTACAAGGTATTCAGGGTAATGATGCCAATGTTCAAGGTATTCAAGGTATCCAGGGTGTACAAGGTATCCAGGGTGTACAAGGTATCATGGGTGAAAGTTCTTATACTTATTCTCCCGATGCTCCACCATTCCCAGTACCCGGCGACCGTTGGTTTAATACTAATTATGGTATTGAACTTGTATGGACCAATGATGGTGATAGTGTTCAATGGATTGAAATATCAGCCAGCGGATTCCAAGGACAACTTGGCTATACAGGTAGTCAAGGTGCAACTGGTACCAGCGTTGTTATCGTAGGAACAACATCAACATATTTAGATTTGCCAGGTTGGCCAAGTAGCTATACAGGTGCATTTAATGATACATATGTTACCACAAGCACAGGTCATATGTGGGTATGGAATGGTGGATCATGGTTAGATGTTGGATTAATCATTGGCTATACAGGTAGTCAAGGTATCCAAGGTCCTCAGGGATATTTAGGTGATACTGGGCCAATGGGATCTATCGGTTATGTTGGTAGTCAAGGATGGATAGGTAGTATAGGAGCTACAGGATATTGGGGTAGTAGGGGATATACTGGTAGTCAAGGACAAAAGCCAGGTTTTCAATATGCGTTTGAGTCAACCACTACTACGTTAACTTCATTGGTAAATGGTGCTATTAGATATAATAGTACATCAGTGGCTTCAGTTACTGCCATATATATGGATGCTAATGATATATATGGAGCAGATCTTACATCCTGGTTTAGTTCCATGGGTGCTAGTTCAAATTCAGTAAAAGGATATTTAGAGGTTAAGAATAATTCTAATCTTAATACTTTAACCAATGTATTTGCTATATTATCTGTTGTCAACAATTCAGGATACTATACATTAAATTCAGTATATGTTGCTGGTGCTCAAATTCCATCAGCAGTAGATGCATTGGCTATATCTTTTGGTAGAACCGGTGATATTGGATATACAGGCAGTACAGGAACTGCTGCCACTGTACAACTCGGAACAGTTACAATCAGTGGAACTACATCTACTGTTTCTAACTCTGGAAACTTTGGACAGGCTGTATTAAACTTTGTATTACAAACAGGATATACTGGTAGTGCAGGCGCCGGGTTTGGTGGTAGCTTTGGTTATACTGGTAGTCAGGGTAATTTCAGCAGTGCGGTACAAGCATTTAATACCATTACATCATCAACTTATACATTGGCATTAACTGATGCTGGAAATCTATTAAAATTAAATAACACACTTCCTATTACACTAACAGTACCTGTGGAAAGTTCAGTAAACTTTCCAATAGGTAGTCGTTTAGATATAGAACAGATTGGTATAGGTGGTATTACAGTAGTAGGTGATTCCGGTGTTACAATTGTATCCACAGATTATCCTATACTGAATGCTCAATATAGTCTAGGGTCATTGGTAAAAACTAATTCTAATGAATGGTTATTTGTTGTACCAACTGGTGGCCAAGGCTACACTGGTAGCACTGGCTATATTGGATCAGCTGGATATACTGGAAGTTTTGGATATACTGGAAGTATTGGTGGATTTAATGCTGTACAAGCATTCAATGTACAAACAGGTACTACATATACTTTAGTGTCCGGTGATGCTGGATATTTGATTGAAATAAACAATGCCGTGGGAACTACATTAGTTATTCCACGTGATGCTGATGTTACTTTTGCAATTGGACAACGAGTTGATATTCAACAATTTGGTGTAGGACCTGTAACAATATCTCCATATTCTGGTGCGGTTACGCTGCATTATACTGATTTTCCTATATTAAATCAGCAATATGCCATTGGTTCTTTGATAAAAATTGCTGTTAATGAATGGACATGGGTTGGGCCAGCTACAGCATCTAATGGATTCACTGGTTCAATGGGTGCAATGGGTCCATCAGGAAATAACGGTTTTGTGGGCAGTAAAGGTGATACAGGTGCATCCGGTGTTAGTTCTTACTATTCTGTCATAACTGGCGCTGCTGGTTGGTACCTACCATAAATACGTACAGTTAACACATTTAAGGAATACTAAACATGGCTGGAAATTCATCCCCAATTTTTTCAAGAGTAGGAGACATACAGGGCGGTGTATTGATCGTTAACTCTTCAACTAACTCTGCTGTTGCAGACTTTGCAGGTACAGGTACATATGTTGTTCCAGTTTTTACAGCAGATCTTACCAATGGCGGGTTTATACAAAGAATAAGATTTAAAGCCAAAGCAGACGGTGCCAACGTAGCAACTGTGGCTCGTATATGGATCAATGAAGGTTTATTAAACGTTGTATCTCCATTAACCACGCCTGGTACACCTACTGGTACTCCTAGTGCATCTGGCGGAACATTAAGCACTGGTACATTTTATGCTAAAATTCAAGCAATTGATCAATGGGGCGGATTAAGTAATCAATCTGCTGAATCTAGTGCAGTTAACGTAGTCGGACCATTGGGTTCAATTAGTTGGTCATGGGCAGGTGTCAGTGGAGCAGTTAGTTATCGTATATATACTGGACCTGTATCGCAGGGAGAATATGTTTATTTTTCTTCAACACTTACTACATTTACACAAACCGTGCCTATTATAGCAGGACAGTTGGCAAACCCTTCAGACTATGTGGTTAACAATATGTTTTATGGTGAATTGTCATTGCCTGCTACAGCAGCCACTATCAATGCTGCTACCACCGAACTTGACTATCCAATGAACTTGGCATTGCCACCGGGATACAGAGTATTTGTTGGCCTAGGACAAAACGTGGCCACAGGTTGGTATGTAATGGGTATAGGTGGAAAGTATTAATCTATGTTAGATATAAGCCATCTTGCTGGTAATCCTAAATATGATCTACAGGTGTTTAATGCTAATTCTCCTGTAGCCGGTGCAAACTGGGTTACATGGGTTAAACCGCGTGGTATTAACTTTGTACAATTTTTTGTATTTGCAGGGGGTGGCGGAGGTGGTAGTGGTGTACTAGGTGCAGTTAGTGCCGCAGCAGGTGGTGGTGGTGGTGCGTCATGTTCCCCATCTATTGTTACATTTCCAGCATGGGCCTTACCTGATGTATTATATATCTCGGTGGGCAACGGCGGTCTTGGCGGAACAGCAGTTTTAACCACTGCTGGTAATGGCGTAGCAGGTACAGCTGGTATTAATAGTTATGTTGCTATATATCCTGATACAGCTCTAAATGCCAATAACTTATTAATTAGAGCGAATGGTGGTGGTGGTGCAGGTGGTGGTACTGGTGCTACTGCTGGTACCGCTGGTGCATTAGCTGCACAAGTTACTGTAGCACAGGCTCCTTTATGTACGCTTGGAACATTCTTTTCATCTGCCGCTAATAACCTTAACACTGCTGGCGTTATTGGTGCTATAGGTGGTGCTGCTATTACAATAGGTGTCACAGGAATAATTGTAAACTCGGGAGCAGGTGGAGGTACTCTTCCAGCAACAGCAACAGCTGGAAATGCTGGCGGTGCCATTACAGGTGCCGGAGTATTCCCTACAATTGCAGGTGGTGCAGGTGGTACTTCAACGGGTAGCGGCACCGCTGGTTCACATGGCAATCAACCAATACGCGGATTGTGGTATTTTTATGGCGGCTCGGGTGGTGGATCATCCGGTGGTAGTGCAGTAGCAGGATCTAGCGGTGGCAGAGGCGGTGATGGTGCTTTTGGCAGCGGTGGTGGCGGCGGTGGCGGGTGTCTTACAGGAAATTTATCAACTTCCGGCGCAGGCGGCAAGGGCGGCGATGGTATAGTTATAGCCACAAGCTGGTAAATTTTTCAATCTTCAAAAATATTAATCACATTGATATTTAGATTAATAAATATCATATACGTACCACGGAAGGTTAATAAAAATGAGTCATTTTGCAAAAGTTGAAAACGGTCTAGTAACACAGGTTATTGTTGTAGAACAAGATGTAATTAATACTGGTTTATTTGGAGATCCTGGAAGTTGGGTACAAACTAGCTATAATACCTATGCCGGTGAACATAAATTAGGCGGCACCCCTTTACGTAAAAACTATGCAGGCATTGGATCTGTATATGATCTAGAACGCGATGCATTTTATTCACCACAACCATATCCAAGCTGGATTTTAAATGAAGATACATGTATTTGGGATGCACCCGTTGAAATGCCCGCAGCTGATCCAAGCACTGGAACTTATTATCAATGGGATGAAGAAACAGTATCGTGGAAGGTTATAATAATCCCACTGATTACTGAACAAGTTCCTAGTGAAAATCCACCTGAATAAGAACTAAGCAATGCCATTTGATTTAGGTATAATTCGCAGACAACGTTATGTATCAACTGCTACGGCGGCTAATGTAACTACTAGTACATATGCTCGTGGTGGTACAATTACTTCCTATACTTATAATGGCACAACGTATATTGCCCATATTTTTACCTCATCGGGTATATTCACAGTTACTTCCACTGTATACCCACTAGAGTGGTTTGCAGTTGGTGGTGGTGGTGCCGGTGGTTCTTCTTTTAACGGACAGGCAGGTGCCGCTGGAGGCGGTGCTGGAGGAATACTTACTGGGCAATTAACTCCAGTATCTAGGGTAGTTCCAAGCCCGTTGTATATTGCAGCAACAACATCTTCTGTTGCTGCTGTTGCAGGTGGTTGGATTACTGGTACTAATGTTACTGATTTTACAGGAGCAACTGGTAATTTTCTATTTGATTGGCGTAATGTACAAAATGCCAGCGGCGGCGCAAGAAGTATGCCTTTGCCCGAAGCTGATGCTCAGGGAAATAGAGCATTTTATTTTGAAATATATATACGCTCACTACCGCGTGCCGATGTACTTGTTGGATTAATTAGAGATGGTGTACCATTGAGTGGTTATACTAATGTTCCATGTATATACCTTGTTGGTGGTACAGGATTTGGTGGTACAACCGGTGGAACAGCATTAGGAAATTTTGTTGCAGGTGATACCTTGCAAATTGCATATCAATGCTATGCAAATCCCGCACAGGTATTTTTTGGTAAAAATAATACCTGGTATCTTGATCCAAATTCTGTAAGTGGAACAGGGTTTACAGGAACCAATGCTATAAGACTAATAATGTTTTCTGGTGCCGCAGCAGGTGGAACATTAAACGGTTTATTTCGTGCAGGTAATGAAAATATCTATGCTCCTCCAACAGGATTTTCTACATTAAGTAATTATACAGGATATTATCCAAATCCAGTTCCTGCTGGAACAGGGTATATAACTTCTGGAACAACTTGGAACGTAGTGGTAGGTGCTGGTGGTAGCACTGCTGCAATTCTCACAGGAACAAATCAATCAGCGGGATTAAACGGTGGAAATGGCAGCGATAGTTTATTCTATCCAACATCTACTACATTTTCATATTATTCGGGATATTTCTTTAATACTAAACTAAGAGCATCTAATTCATCATTTAATTTTGGCTCTAGTGATTTTACCATTGAGATGTGGATTTATCCCACTGCAGGACCTGAAAAAACAAGTGCAAATTATAATCGCACGTTGATTGATACAAGAAATCCTGATGTACCTACCGGAAGCTGGGACTTTTATTTAGATCCTAATTATAAACTTGGGTTTGGACAAGGATATTCATTGTCTGTGAATCCACCCGGTACACAATACTTTCTTAGCAATGGAACAATTACTGCATATAAATGGACACATATAGCACTAACAAGAAAATCAAATTATTTTAATTTATGGATCAATGGTGTACCTGATAGCCTTACCTACAACTATTCAAATGCAATAACTTTTACTACTACTAATATATCCATAGCAGGTGGCGCTCAATATCTAACTTATGCTGGATATATAAGTAATTTACGTTTGGTCAATGGTGTGGCAGTTTATACAGGTACTTTTGTTCCTTCATCTACGCCGTTAACTGTATATACTAATCCAGTAACTAACATTACATATACATCATTATTATTAAATGTAGCATCTTCTGGTGCATATTTAAATGATAGTTCTCTAAGAAATACTAATATCACCAATGTTGGCAGCGTTACATACAATGCTGCTACTCCATTCAGCACCGGTGGTAGTTTAAGTTTTAATGGTAGTACACAATATCTAACAATACCAAGTTCAGCAGACTTTACATTTGGCTCAGGAGATTGGACTATTGAATGTTGGATATATCCTACTGCGGTGAATATAGCACAACAACAAATTATAACAAAGAATGCAAGTATTGTTTCTAGTGCAGGTGCATTTATTCTATTGTTAGAAAATAATCTTGTTAAATTATATTCTATGAATAATGGCGGCGGTAGTGGGTGGCTTGTCACATCATTGGGTACAACTCCTGTTATTGCCAATGCTTGGTCTCATGTGGCCGCTACACGTTTTGGAAATACATTTTCAACATGGGCAAATGGTGTTTCAACAGCATCGATCACCACTAGTTTTACATTATGGGACGATCCTGCCGTTCCCCTTGTAATTGGCAGTGATGCCGCTGGTGCGAGTAAATTTTCAGGGTTTATTACAAATGTACGTATAGTAAAAGGCACCGCCGTATACACAAGAAATTTTACTCCTCCTACACAAAATTTAACAACAAGCCAAAGTATAAATGTAATATCAGGAAGTACAATTGCTGCCATAACTACTCAAACTGTTTTATTGACGTTGGTTAGTCAAAATAACAGTTCAATAACCACTGATTTTTCTAATAATAATGTTACGTTTACAACATCTGGAACGGCAGTAACAACATCATCGATGATGTCTCCGTTCTATGCATTTAGTTCTACAAATATACAAAGTGATTTAGTAAGAGCAGTAGGCGGTGGTGGTGGTGGAGGTGCCCAGGCTAGCTCAGGACAAATAGGCGGAAGTGGGGGCGGTGGCGGATATGATGCTCCAGGTGGTGCAGGTATTCCTGGACAAGGCTACAACGGTGGTAGAGGAAGTATCAATGGAACTAGCGGCGGCGGTTCTGGCGGCGGTGGCGGATATGCTAGTCCAGGACAACTATGTTTAATAGAAGTTGCTAGCCAAGGCTTTGTAGGGTGGGAAGGCGGGCGCGGCGGCGATGGTGCTTACTTTAATTATACAGGTGTTTCTACAGCTTATGGTGGCGGTGGTGGTGGTGGCGATTATCCCGCTAATGCTGGTAGAACCGGAGGCCCCGGTGGATTAGGCGGTGGTGGTGACGGATCAGGATATAAAGATGGGATAGGTACTCTTCCTGCAATTGCAGGCCTAACAAATACAGGAGGTGGTGGAGGTGGTGGCAGTCAAATTGCTGGTGCGTTTGACTGGCGAGGCGCTGGTGGCGCTGGTGGCAGTGGTATTGTTGTATTCCGCTATCCTGCAAACTTAGGTGATGCAGATAGATATCCTACAGGTGCCAGTGATACATATTTTAAAAATACCACACTATTATTATCAGCTAATCAACCAACTACATATAAACTACCGGTGTATGGAAGTACTGGATCTGCAGTAACCATTGACTATTTGGTAGTTGCAGGTGGCGGAGGCGGCGGAGGCGGCAATACATCTACTATTTCAGTTAGTGGTGCAGGAACAATATCTGGTGCTGTAAGTTTTGCTGGGAATGGTCAATATTTAACCATTGCCGCTACCTATCAATCGGCATGGTCATTCTCTGGTGATTTTACCGTAGAAGCCTGGGTATACTGGCCAGGCACCATGCCCACTGACACTGGTCAATACGCAATTTTAAGTAATATGACCTCTGCTGAAAATCGTTTTTGGGAACTGCAATACTATAACAATACATGGAGATTTGTTGGTTATGGCACCTTGGTAGGCGTCAATGATATCCCATTGTGGGGCATAACTGGAAATAATATAGTAGGACAAGGAAGAACAGTTGGCAATACCTGGTATCACATAGCAGCCACAAGATCTGGCACCACTGGAAAAATATGGGTAGGAGGTGTAGATGTTACTAACGTTCAAGACATCGGTAGTGCTGATTTAACACCAGCTAACGTCTCTAAATCTTCGGCACTATATATTGGGCAGAGTGGCCTTGGCTCATCATACAGATGGACTGGATATATCACCAATGTTCGTATAACCAAAGGACAGGCATTATACAATACTACGTTTACCCCAGCCACGCCTCTGTCAGCTGGAGCCAATACCACAGTATTATTGTTGTTTAATACAGATCTCACTAAATTGTTTGACTCAAGTACAAATGCTTTCCCAGTAACCAATAACGGTGGTGTCACATGGGAAAATACAACGTTACCGTCTCTGTCTGGATCACCATGGACGGGTGGTAGTTTAAGTTTTAGTGGTGGTAATAGCATAACAGTTCCGTATAGTGCATCGGCATTCCTGCTAACTGGTGATTTCACAGTAGAAATGTGGATATATCCAACTTCATTTACTGGCCCAAATAGTCATGGCAAAATGGTATTTTCCAATGGTGGGCAGAGTGGTGGTGACACCGACGGATACAGTCTTATTATGTACTCCAGTGGTCTCTATATAGTAACTAGAAGAACCGGCGGCGTGTATTCCCAACCCGCCGCCGCCCCCGCCGGCGGGATACTGTTGTTTACTTGGTATCATGTTGCTTATGTTCGCTATAACGGAAATCATAATCTTTGGCTCAACGGGGTATTTTATAGCTATAGTGGTAATCAAATTACAGATACTATTGGAAATTCAGGCTATCCGTTTAGTATAGGTGATGAATCGGTCAACAGCCGCTATAACGATCCGTTTACTGGATACATCACTGGTGTTAGGGTAATAAATGGAACTGCGGCGTATACTACTACACTTTTCCCAAGTGGGTTTATACCGGGTATACCCATGGCCGATGTTACTAATACAAAATTATTATTAAATGTAGCAAGTAGCGGAGCATATCTAACTGATAGTAGTAGTAGTCCTCTTACTCCAGCAAATCCTAGCGGAGTTACATTTAATTCAAATGTTCCATCAGCAGCCTCTGTAATATCATATTCTGTTGCCGGTATTAGTGGTGGTGGTGGTGGTGGTGGTGGTTTGTTAGCAGCCCTTGGGTATCCACTACCTGGTACTCTTAATAGTGATGGTACATATACATTAAACACCACCACATATACTATTACTGTGGGCTCAGGAGGATCTGGTGGTACTGGTGGTGCAAGTCCAAATAATGGTAGTAGTGGTACTAATTCAAGTATTAGTTTTAGTAATACAAATATCGTGGCCTATGGTGGTGGTGGCGGTGCAACCTATGGCCAAGCAGGTAGCGCGGGCGGCAGCGGCGGTGGCGGTACCGGGCAAACTATTGGTGGCAGCGGCATTGTAGTTCAAGGAAATGCCGGTGCACCTGTTACTTATGGGTTTATTAACATTAATATTAACATTACTGCATATCCTGGCGGTGGTGGTGGCGGTGCTGGCACCACCGGTACTACTGGAACCGTTGCGAGCCCTACCACTGTTGGAGGCACTGGTGGTATAGGTTCATCATCTACTATAATTACAGCGGCTATAGCGGCATATGCAGGCGTTGGACAAGTTGTAGGAACATCTGTTTATTTTGCCGGCGGCGGTTCTGGTAATGGAGCCACAGCCGGTGCTATTAGTTATGGTAATGGTATACCCGGTAGTTTGAGTTTTAATGGTAGTAGTTACTTGACTGTTCCAACCAGTACAACATTCCAATTTGGTACAAATAATTTTACTGCTGAAGCTTGGGTTTTTAGATCTGTAGCCTGGACAGCACAAAACATATTTTTTTGCCAATGGTCCGGATCTACTGGCGGTACAACTCTGTCCTGGGCAGTTATCACCAGCAATGATACAAATGGATATGCTAGATTTTTATTATCTACCGATGGCACGGCCGTACTAACAGATAGTATATCGAGTACAGTTATACCGTTAAATCAATGGAATCATATTGCGTTTGTTAGAAATAGTAATACATTTACTTTATACTTAAATGGTACTTCTGTTGTAACATATTCAATTGGTACACCCAGCCTTTATGCTGCAACAAATACTATATCCATTGGGGCAAGTAGTGCAGGTACACAACCATTCACTGGCTACATAACTAATGCACGTATAGTTAAAGGTCTAGCAGTATATACTGGCAACTTTACCACTGCTACAAGTTCATTACAAACCACACAAGCTGCCAATCCATATGGCGGTAGTAATACACAGGCAATATTAACAGCAAGTTATACATCATTGTTATTGGTTCCACAAAGTACATATGATTCAAGCATATATGCTAATGTGGTCAGCAATGTTGGAGGTGTTGTTTATGTTAATACAAATACTCCTTATACAATACCGTCCAATGGTACAGGTGGTGGCGGACTTGGTGGCTCAACATCTACTTCTGGTACCACTGGTAGCTCTGGTGTAGTTGTCATTCGATATAATAGTGTAATACAAGATGCAACTTATACTCCGGGAACCGCAACATTTATTAATACCGGTGGTTATAAAACTTATATTTTTACTGCTACAGGAACTTTAAGTTTTTCTACATCAACTCTATTTAATACAACAACTTATGTATCTGGAACAATCACATCATCAACTATTAATAATAGAGCTGTGATAGATACAAGTTATAACTACCTTACTTCTAATCTTAATACAGGATCTCTTACATTTACACAAGGATCATTTAGTCCATATGGTTCGTTGTGGAGCACAGCTTTTAACGGTACATCAGATTATTTTAGTTTTACTTCCACAGGAACAGCGTTTGCACAAAATACATTCTTTGGAGCAAATAAAACGTTCACTGTTGAATCATGGTTATATCCAAACGGATTTCAAACTGCCAGCACATCATCGGTTATATTAGGTGATGCATCACCTACAGGTGGACAGCTAGCATGGAGTGTGGGCATTGATTCTCAAAATAGACCAATGCTATATTGGAGAGATTCTGCTAATACAAATTATTTTATAACAGCAACTAATTTCTTATCAACTAGTTCATGGAATCACGTGGCGTGGGTAGTTAATGCAGGAACACCTACAATTTTTGTTAATGGAATTTATCAAATTACCACAGCTTCAACTATTAGCACACTTACTAATACCACACAAACTCAGGGTATGGTAATAGGTGCGTATGGTGCCAAATACTATAATGGATTTATTAGTAATTTAAGAGCCGTATCAGGGACAGCACTTTATAGTCGTGATCCTACAAATTTGAATCAGAAGAGTTTGTATTTTGATGGAACTAATCAAAGTTTAAGTATTTCAAGATCGTATAGTTTACCTGCTTTAGGTTTATATTTAACACCATACACTTTGGAGTGTTGGGTATTTCCAAACGTTACAGCTGGTCAATATATTTTTGGTACAGCTATATATAACAACAATGCACATTTTATTCTATGTACCTGTACTTCCTCGCCGGGCGACGGCGGATCTAATTTATTTTTTGGTTTTTACAATGCTGGTATGATTGGAGCACTTTCATCTACTCAATTACCATTATATCGTTGGAGTCATGTTGCAGGTGTGTATGACGGTGTTCAACATAATTTATATTTAAATGGAGTTAAAATTGCAGTTTCTCCTGGATCTGTTGCTGTAGCAACAATCACCACAAGTACATTGTATATTGGGCGGAAGTGGGATGTTGCTAGTAATTGTTTTAATGGTTATCTTAGCAATGTACGTTTGGTTATAGGTACAGCAATATATACTTCTAACTTTACACCGCCTACAACTAGTTTAACTTCAATTACAAATACAGTTTTATTAACATTATTACCCACAGATGCAACAATTGTAGATAGCTCTATAAATGCAGTTTCTATAACTCCTGCTGTTACACCTGTGTTTGTCACTGGAACTTATCCTAACGTATTACCATCATTTAGTGTACCAACTAGTCCATTACCTGCCAGTGCTAATACAGTTTTACTAACTATGAACAGCAATCAATTTGTTGATAGTAGTACATCTACAATTGCTCTTAGTACAGGCACAGCAACTAGTACACCTAAGATACAAAGATTCTCACCATTCCCATTAGGATCTGCATATAATCCTGCAACATTAGGTGGTAGTGCATTGTTTAATGGTACATCAGATTTTATATATACAAATACATTAACTAGTACATCAACCGCATTACAACTTAGTGGATCAGGTTTAAGTATAACAAATATTAGTGCTGCTCAATCTGCTGCGACTGGTATTTTTAGTTTTTCTTTTAACAATATTCAAGGTAGTTCAGGCGGTGCAAGAAGTACTGCTCTACGTGATTCAGGCAGTTACTATTTTGAAGTAGTATATAACAGTGGTGATTTTCCTTTATTTGGATTAGCACGAGATACTAGCACCGGCGGATATAGTAATGTGCCATCAATATATGCGTATGATGGCACCGGCTATGGGGGAATGACTGGTGGAACTACACTTACAGCCCCATTTTCCAGCGGTGATATAATACGAATAGCCTATAATGCATCAACAAATAAAGTATGGATTGGTAGAAATGCTGTATGGTATTTAGATCCTGTAAGCACCGCAGGAAGTACTATACCCGGAACTGGAAATTTACGTTTTATAATTATGAGCGGTGCCAGCTTTGGTTCATCGACAACTGGTACATTTAGATATTATACAGCCAATACTTATTCTCCACCAGCAGGATTTACTAATGCAACATATTCAGGTGGGACTACCATTGCAGCAGATGCAGCATATAATGCACAAGGTTGGGTATCTGCTAGCACAGATTATAGTACCAGTGCCATAGCTACAGTAAATTCAGTTTCATCTTCATATAACACTGGGGGTGATTTTACCATAGAAATGTGGCTTTATGTAAATTCATTGGCCGCTGCACAGACTGTATTTGATCTTGCAGGGAATTATGGTAATACTCTTCGACCCGATTCATTAGCTTTGAACCTAGCAACATCTGGATTTTATTCTATAGCTACAAATAATTCTACTTCACCTAATTCAAATCGTGCTATACTTCCATTTACTTGGAATCATATTGCCATGGTTAGAAGTGGTCCATTAATATCTATATTCCAAAATGGTTCTCCAACACTGGGATATAACACAACCACTAATTATTCAGCAGGTCAACTAGTAATAGGTAGAAATGGCCCAACAGCTACATCATATTTTAATGGTTATATTTCAGACTTTAGAATAGTTAAACGTGCGTTATATTCAAATACATTTAACCCACCTTTAGCACCATTGACCACTGTTGATCTAAGTACTTCTACAAGTTTATTATTGAATTTTAATCAAGCATCTTTGATTGATAAAACTGCACTAACTAATCTTACTCCGCAGGATGGTCCTATAATATCTACCTCAGTGGTTAAGTATAATCCAGGAAGTTTTTATTTCAATGGTATATCCGATTATCTTAGTATAACACCAGCTGGATCTACAGCTACCTATGCATTAGGAGTGTCCGACTTCACTGTAGAAATGTGGGTTTATGCATTGCCAGTATCAACTTGGGTTGGTACACAATTACAACCTGCTACAGTTAGATCATTATTTGATATGAGAACAATAAATCTTGCTAATGTTGGTTTTGACATTTATTTAACTGCCACCGGTACATTAAATTTTAGTACAACTGGTTTAATTTATATTACTGGTACAACTCCGTTGCCAACAAATTTCTGGCATCATATAGCATTGGTTAGAAGAAATAATGTTTTTGTATTATTTTTAAACGGAATACAAGAAGGTAATCCGTATTCTGGTAGTATAACACAAAACTTTACTAATTCAACTATACGTATAGGATTTGGTGTAGCAGGTGTTGGATATTTTAATGGTTATATAGACGAAGTACGCATTACCAAAGGTGTAGCACGTTACTCAATTACTTCAACAAGTACATATTATTCTGGTTTCGCAATTCCCCAGAAAGCATCTTCGGTTAAATAAGTAATATAGAGAAAGAAGAGATGCCATACGATTTAGGTGTAATTAAAAGACAAAGAAGAGAACCTCCTTCAATAACCACAGGTACCTACGGAAGTAGCTTTGTAGGATTTTATTCTACAGGTAGTTCCTACTATGCTGTACATTTGTTCACTTCATCAGGCCCATTTACTTTACCAAGTTTTGTTACCACTACCACTGCACAACTATTGGTAGTAGGCGGAGGTGGTGGCGGTGGTGGCCCTGCTGTTAGTGGAGGTGTAGGTGGTGGTGGTGGCGGTGGCGGAGTTATAAATTCTTCTACATTTTCAATAACTACAACTTCATTTGTAATACAAATTGGTGCCGGCGGTGCAACCAATGTAGTTGGACAAAGTTCTACAGTGACTAATGGTCTAACTGTGCTTACAGCTCTGGGCGGAGGCCCAGGAGGTGCTCCTTTAAACGGTAGTGGTGGCAATGGCAGCTCAGGTGGAGGCGGCTCCGGCTCCGGCACAGGTGGCACTGGAATAAGTGGTCAGGGTTTTGCAGGTGGCGCTGGTGGATCGCAAACCACTTATGGAGGTGCAGGTGGCGGTTCGGGCGGAGTTGGTGACACGGCTAATTCAGGTGCTGCCGGCCGTGGTGGTACAGGAACAATTACACGTATAACAGGTGTTCCACTATACTTTGGTGGCGGTGGCGGTGGTGGAGCAAATGCCGCTGGATATGCTAATGGTAGCTTAACTGGTGGTGGCGGCGCAGGCGGAACTACCACATCACCTGCTGGTGCATCAGGTTCTTCATACTCCGGTGGTGGTGGCGGCGGTGGCGGATCAACTACTGGTGTCGGTGGTGCTGGTGGTAGTGGTATTGTTATACTAAGCTATGCTATTCCTAAGAATTTATACCCTGACAACCAATCAGATCCATACTTCCGTAATAATGCATTGTTGTTGAATGCAACTACAGGTACATCTGGTAATTCTTCTTTATTAACTTATAATATTTTTACAGACTTCAGTGGAAATGGTTTAGCTATGGCTAATGATGGAGTCACTGCTGCTACTCTCAATCCATTTGATCCGGGATTTTATCATAGTATATATTTTAACGGTAGTAGTTATCTGACCATAGGTGCTAATACTAATTTTAATTTTATACACAGCACCGCAGCCATTGTTACTGTAGAGTTTTGGGCTTATCCAACTTTATTAACTTCTAATCCTTTTATTTTTAGTACCAATGCCGGGAATGCAAATTATGTAGGTGGTAGTGTACAAATTACCTCAAGTGGAAATATTGCTTTTACCGTTGCCAGCGGTGGCGGAAATTTTATTGTTCAAGCTACTAGTGCTGGAACAATAATTTCTAATGTTTGGTCGCATATTGCAGTTACATGGAATTATACAGGAAATACTGGAGCATTCTATATTAATGGTAATCCTTCGGGTACATTTGTTCGAGGGTTTGGCGTAGGTGTTACATCCAATTCTACATTTGCACTAACAATAGGACAATCTGGATCAAGTGGTAATTTTTATAATGGATATATATCTAATTTACGTTTGGTGAATGGAACTGTAGTTTATTCAGGTTTATTTGTGATACCAAGAGAACCATTAAGTACAATACAATTTGCGCCTTCAATAAATGTAGCAACTATTACATCAGGTACATCTGCATTGGTAGGAAGATTTGCAACTACAAGTACATCAATTACAGATTATAGTACATTAACAAATTCAATAACAAATGTAGGTGTTAGTGCAAGTACATTAAATCCATTTACATCTACATTGAATGAAAGTGTTTATTTTAATGGTACTGGCAAATATCTAAGTTTAACTAAAGCGTCGGGTAGCTGGTTAGCCAGCAATTACACCATGGAAGCATGGATTTATTTAAATGCTACTGGTACAATGACAATTGCATGTGAATTAGGAGGACCTGGTTCGGGTACTATATACTCGTGGAATTGGGTTGTTAGTACGTCTGGTATTGGCGTGTCTTATCAATATTTGAACCTAGGTAACGGCGGTGCGGGCGCCAGTATACCATTGTCATTGTTTACTTGGTATCATGTAGCACTCACAGGATCAGGAGTCACTGCTACACTATTTGTCAATGGTTCTCAAGTTGGTAGTGGAAATTCGGGGCCGTGGACTGCCCGTGGCACTTTGCAGATTGGTCTATTTGGATCAGTTGCTTCGGGCTCAAGTGTGCAATATCGGTTTAATGGTTATATAAGTAATTTTAGAATAGTAAATGGCGTAGTAGTATATACTGGAAACTTTACACCACCTACTAGTTCATTGCAATCCACACAAGTGGCAAATCCCTACGGTGGCAATAATACCTCTGCTATAACAACTGGTACAAGTTTATTAACTCTTAAATATTCCACCTATGGTCTAGCACCATCTAATTTTGTTGATTATGGTGCATACAATTTAGGTGCTGTTTCTTCAAATTTTCCAGGGCAAGGAACATTCAGCCCATTTGGTAATAACTGGAGTACATACTTCAACGGGCTCACTGATTATTTGGTTGTACCAGATATACCTGCTTTTACAGTGGGTAGTAATGATTGGACCATAGAAACCTGGGCATATCTTACAGCCAACACAGGGACTGCTTATATTGCTGGACAATTCAATACCAACAATGTTGCACCATTTGGTATATCTTTATCTTCGACAAATAAACCAACATTGACATTGGCCAATACCACAGCAACTAATAGTGTCGCAATTACTTCTGCAATAGCTATATCAACAGGTACATGGTCTCATCTTGCCTTTGTTCGTTCGGGGCTAAAATTCAGTGTATATGTTAATGGTCAAGAGCAAGCATTTACCTATGGAAGTGCTTATTCCGATTCTAGTATTAATTCTGCTGTTGCTGTACCGAGTAATCTAACATACTCCTCACTGGATCCTTATGATCAAAGTCAATATCATAGTTTATATTTTAATGGATCAAGTTATTTAAATTTACCGGCCAACGCTGGATTTAACTTTGGTACTGGTGATTTTACTTGGGAAAGTTGGGTATATCCAATAACCTATGGAAGCGGCCCGGGCGGCATGATAATAGATTTTTGGAATGGTCTTGTAGGTGCATATACAATTGGATCGTGCCAATTTTGGATAAACAATTCAGGTGTTGTTTATTTCCAATGGGCCACGAGTGTTTCATTGGTGTCGACCATAACAACAACTGCTACAATACCTTTAAATGCTTGGGCCCACCTTGCAGTAGTACGTCTTGCAGGAAATATTACAATTTATATTAATGGAATTGGCAATACTCCTACTGCGGCAGCGTCGGCAATAGGCAGTAACACCTTAGTAGGATCAATTGGTAGATGGACTTCTGGGAATGGTTATTTCTTCAACGGTTATATCAGTAATGTACGTATAGTCAAAGGTCTAGCATTGTATTCTGGTTCACTATTTGTAGTACCAACTAGTCCTTTGTCTAATATACAAAATGCCGCACTTACTGCGGCGTCGGCTAATTTCACCAACACTACACAGTTATTAACGGGTAGATTTGTTAATCCTAGTAGATATTTCTTTGATGATTATAGTTCTAATAATTTTGTAGTAACAAATACAGGAGTTGCTGCGGCAAACTTATATCCACCTATCTCATCAACTAGTACATTTAATAGTATGTACTTCAGGGGTACATCAACATCATTCCTTTCAATACCTGCTAATAGTGCTTGGACGTTTGGAACTGGTGATTTTACCGTAGAAGCTTGGGTGTATTGGCCAAGCACGGTTCCTTTTGATGGGGCTCAACACGCAATTGTAGGTAATATAATTCCTTTTAATAATGCTTCATGGGAATTACAATATATTGGTAACTATTGGAGACTTGCATCGTGGGATACTTGGGCAGTAAATGGATGGGGTGGACCAAGTACCATTGTTGGTAATACTTGGTATCACATAGCGGCAACAAGATCAGGCACCACTGGAAAAATATGGTTAAATGGGAATGACGTTACAACTTCAACACAGGCATTTCCGCTAGGAAGCACTAATTTATCCAGTAATAATCCATTAATTATTGGAATCAGCGGAGTTTATGCCACGTGGCCTGCTGAACCATGGACAGGATATATCTCCAATTTACGTATTATTAAAGGTACAGCAATCTATACCAGTAACTTTACTGTACCATCATCACAGTTAACTACCACACAATTGGCCAATCAAAATGGTAATAATACACCAGCTATTACCGCTGGTACAAGTTTGCTGATAGGCCGATCTTCTCCTATTGTCAGTGAAGGTGGTATTGCTGTAGATTATAGTGTTATTCCTAATTATATAACCAGCGTGGGTAATACTTTTGCAACTAATCTTGCTCCGCCTATTAGTTCAAGTGGGTGGAGTAATTATACTTCCGGCGGCAATAATCTTGATTTAACGGTTTCTGGAACTGCAATGAATCCAAGCACGGTTAGAACATTCACTATAGAATGCTGGATAAATCCTAGTAGTACTAATATAGCGTATGCTACAATTATAAGCAAAGGAACAACTACAAATAGAGATTGGGCTATATATATTAACGCAGCAACCAGTACGGCTAGAGATGTGTCATTTTATTATAGTCCTAGTTCCGGTGATTATTCTGTAACTAGTTCTGCAGGAGTAATTAATTTTGATACGTGGCAGCACGTGGCAGTGGTTAGTAACAGTTCTGCAATAACTTTTTATGTAAATGGTGTACAGGTAGGATCAGGCACACAATCTCAATTTAATAGTAGCAATCCTAGTGCAGTTCATATTGGTCGATTTATGGATTATACTGGTGTTAATTCACAACCATTTATTGGAAATATTAGTAATTTAAGATATGTAAGCGGATTGGCTCTTTACACTAGTACTTTTACACCCCCAACTGCTCCATTAACTGCAATCACTAATACAAGTTTACTAACTTGCCAAAGTAATATATTTGTTGATAATAGTACTAATGCCTTTGCACTAACAGTTAACGGTACCCCAAGCATACAGCCATTCTCCCCCTTTCCAACTACTAGCGACCCTACAGTATGGGGTGGTAGTATGTACTTTAATGGTACAAGTCAATCATTAACTGTACCATCCAATGCAGCATTTGGTTATGCAAGTGGTACTGATTTTACTATTGAAATGTGGATATATGTTACAGCAATTAATGGTGCTGCTAATATGTTGCTAATTGACGGTAGACTAGCAAGCACAGAGGGACTTTATCCTACATTGTATATAACTCAAACTACAGGAACTATTGCTTACTATACAAATAGTGTAATAAGAATTACCGGTTCAGCGTTGTCTATAAACACTTGGTATCATGTGGCATTGGTTCGTTTAAGTGGATCAACTAAGTTGTATTTGAATGGAACACAAACAGGTAGTACCTACACAGATGCTAATACATATGTTGCTAGTGCCCAACAAATAGCTGCATCTTATTCCGGCGGCGCAGCATTGACAAGTTTTTTTAACGGTTATATTTCTAGCTTACGTATCGTTAAAGGTTTAGCAGTATATACCGGCGCCTTCACTAGACCCAGTCAACCATTAACCATTACACAAACTGCCAATCCCTACGGAGGTAGTAATGTACAGGCAATATCCACTGGTACTTACACATCGTTATTAACATTATTACCGTACACTACTAACATAGTGGATTATAGTACCAACACTTCTGCGATAACCATAGGTTCAGGCACAGTTAGTCTAAGTACATTAAATCCATTTACTACTATTTTACGTAGTTTATATTTTAATGGTAATAGTTCATTAAGCGCAACATCATCTACTGGTTGGTTGACCTATGGTGATCACACCGTTGAGGCTTGGGTTAATTTAAATACCTTAACTTATTCTAGTATGTTGATAGCTGGAACATACGACGGTGTTGGCACTACTGGGTGGGAATGGAGTATAAACAACTATTACATGACACTAGGATATAGATCTTCTGGTGCGGTGACAACGTTTGTTTCAACTTCTTTTACTTCATCTCCATCACCTAGCCTTGCACAACTTCTTACTGATCAAGGCGGCATTGGGTTTACACCAACAAATAATGGTACAACATTAAATCCTAGCAATTATTATGGTTCTTCTGGTAGTTTGAGTTTCAATGGTACCAGTAATTATGTATCTGTGGCAAATAATGCAGCATTTGCATTTGGTTCAGGAGACCTTACTGTTGAATGTTGGTTTTATCAAACATCATTCGGTGCTACATCTTTAACCTTACTTGCTTTATATCATGCTGCTCCAGGTAGAGCCTGGATTCTTTATACTACTACTGGCGGCGCTGTTGCTGTAACATTGAATGCTTCTGGGTTGAGTGGTGGAACTATTAGTTTAAACACCTGGAATCATGTAGCATGGACAAGAAATGGTGCTAATTTTTATCTATATCTTAACGGAATTCAAGTTGCAACAGTAGCTGCTTCAACTATTATAGCCAGTACCGATCCATTGTTTATTGGTGCTAACAATGATGCATCAAGCCCAACTTGGTTCTTCCCAGGTTATATTAACAATATACGCATAGTTAAAGGTTTAGCAGTATATACCGGTACCTTTACTCCTCCAATTAGTCTATCAATTTCAACCCAATTTGGAGGTGTTAATACACAGGCTGTATTAACTGCAAGTTATATATCATTATTACTAGGTGTTTCATCTTTACCAACACAATTATTTACACTGAACACTTGGAATCACGTGGCATTCTCAAGACTAGGTACTACTGCGTCAATGTATGTAAATGGTGTTAGAACTTCATCAACAATAATTACCAGTTATACAGAACAGAATACTCTACGTCTTGGTTACATGGGATTTAGTACAGCCACATCAACTTATCTAACAGGTTATATCAGCAACTTTAGAATAGTCAGCGGTGTGGCAGTTTATACTGGAACAAACTTTGTACCACCCACCGGAGTGTTAACCACACAGCAACCAACAAATCCCTGGAGTGGAACAAATACCAACGCTATTACATTTAATACTAGTACAAGATTCTTAACTGCAATTCCTCCTTCACAAATTATTACTCCCTACAATAGCACAGCAAGTATGCTTATAGGCACAGCTGGTTCTGCTATAACCAGCATGTATCCTGGCTATCTATCTAACTTTAGAATGGTAAATGGCACAGCACTTTATACTGGTAATTTTACACCATCTAGCTCACCATTGGCAAGAATTGATAATACAAGTTTATTAATTGCAGCAAACAATAATCATGTAGACGACAGTGTTTATAATCAATATATTACCACTGGAACTTTAAACAGTTCTCCAACTATAACTAAATTCACACCTTATAAAATACCCGGTGAATACAATAAATCCATGGTTGGTGGCAGTGTATATTTTAGTACTTCTACTGCTGGTAGTCAAAACTTAAATTTTGGAACAGCAGCTACATCAGCATTGGGCAGCGGAGACTTTACCGTTGAATGCTGGATCTACCCAACATTATATAACTCATCGGGTGGCATTATACTTGATTGGCGAACCAACGGTGGTGCCACTGCTAATGTACCTGTTTTATATCTTGCGGCTAATGGAACACTTAGATTCCAAGCCACAGGTGGTACTGATTTAATAACTTCAACTAGATCTGTATTTTTAAATACTTGGAATCATATTTCATTGGTTAGAAATGGTTCTACCATTGCCATGTATATCAATGGATATATGGTGGGCATAGCATACCCAAATACCACAGCATTTATAATACAAACATTATTTTTAAATAGTCCTGTCACTGCTAGCAATCAAACATTCTATGGTTATATTTCCAGTGTTCGTATATTAGTTGGTCGGTCAATTTACAATAATGCAACTACCACTGTTCCAACAACAGCATTAACTACAAGTTCAAATACACAGTTAATAACTCTACAAAATAATTTAATTGATAATTCAACTAATTCTAATTTTGTAAGATTATTGACAGCAAATGTTACCACTGCTACTGTGGTTGCTCCATACACCCCATTTGGTGGTAGTGGTAGTGCATACTTCAATAGTCAATATAATTATTTGACCTTACCTTCTTCTAATTCGTTTGCCTTTGGCACCGGTGACTTTACCATGGAAGCATGGATATATCCAACAACACGTAATACAGTATATGGATCTGTGATTGTAGGACCAATTAGTTATCTTGTTACCACTGATTGGGTATGGATGATTTATCCCAGTGGATTATTATATTTTCAAATTGGAGCAGGCACAGGATTGTTTTCAACTGCCGCGGTTCCATTGAATCAATGGTCACATGTGGCATGTGTGAGATATAATGCGCTAACTACATTCTATATCAATGGACAGATAAACGGATCTGGTACTCCTGCCGGCGCAACATTAACTCCAGTAATAGTGTCAGCGGCAGGTGCATTGAGTATCACTTCTGGTAATAATGTATCGGCTACTAATGGTGAGTTTGCTGTTGGTCTTGGTGATTTCACTGTAGAATGTTGGGTATATTTAAATAGTACAGGATCTGATGCTAATTATGCATCATTTTTAGCCAGCGTTAGCAGCGCGGCCTCAGGATTTGCGATAACCCGTGATGCAGGTGGAGGCTTAATTCCTGCTAATGGAAGTGGTCCCAACACCCTTGTGCCTTGGTTGAGTACTTTCGTAACTGATACATGGACTCATGTGGCATTGTCAAATCAATCTGGTACTGTAAGACTTTTTAGAAATGGTATATTGCAAGGTAGTGCAAGTAATTCAAATAATATAAGTCTTAGTACCACAATAATTGCCTTGGGTAGAAGATATACAGATACAGCATCTTATCCATTTGTTGGTTATATAACTGGAGTAAGATTTGTTGCAGGTACTGCTTTATATACAAGTTCATTTAATCCATTAACTTCTTCAAATATATTAGATGCAACATCAAATGTTAGTGGTACTAAATTATTATTATTAGTTAATAGTGATGCCAATAAAATAGTTGATACAACTGGTCTCTCAACTATGAGTAATACTGGTGCAACATATTATAATGCATCTTTACCATCGTTTATTAATTATACAATTAGTGGTTCTGGTAATACTATTAATAATACAATAAAAGTTGCTATAGGTTCAGATATTAATGGTAATGCTGCAACTACATTTAATGGATATATCAGTAATTTACATCTAGTAAAAGGTACAGCAAAATATATCACAAGTTTTACTCCACCTATGAGTGATATATCTACAATTACTAATACTGTGCTACTAACATTATTAAGCACCGAAACTACATTTATTGATAGATCAATTAATTCATTTGCAATTACAAACTCAACCACAGCTACATCATTCCAAGCATTCTCACCATTCAATACAAATTATAGTACATATTTTGATGGTAGCTCTTTTGTTGGTGCAGCTAATTTTGACGGATTTAATTTTTCAACCAGTACAGAGTGGACTGTAGAAGCCTGGGTAAATCCCAATGGAAATTACGCCAATAATAATGTATTATTTGCAAAACGTAATGCAGGCTCATTCAATGCCTTGTCATTTAATGGTACTAATCAATATTTGGCTGTGGTTAACTCCACTGCATTTAAATTTGGTACTGGTGATTTTACCATTGAATGTTGGGTTAATTATATTGCAGGCGGTACTAATAATGGTGTTTGGCATTTAGCCGCAACTACATTACCTGCAACTATTAGTGGTCTTGCATTGGCATCTATTACTAGCGGCTGGCGCATATACTACGGTACTGCAGGTACATATTTAGATTTGGCAGTTAGCCCAATGTCTACTAATAATTGGAACCATGTAGCATTGGTTCGTAGTTCAACGGTATTGACTCTATATGTTAATGGAGTTGGATATGTTGTTGCAACCAATGATACTACTAACTATAACTATACAACAAATTTAGCCATAGGTGGATATTACAGCACCACTTATCTAATGAATGGCTACATAGCTAATTTCCGTATAGTCAATGGTACAGCCGTGTATTCAGGTAATTTCACAGTACCCAATGAATCGTTAACTATCACACAATCTAGTAATCCATTTGGTGGATTTAACACCAATGCAATTACCACTGGTACCGTATTAATTATTGGACAATTTGACGGTCTATCAAATATCATTGTTGATAGAAGTTATACCGCTGGAACTCTTATATCAAATTTTAACATAGTTGCCGGCACAACACTGGGTCCAATATTTAATGCCAGTGTAAAATTTGATGGTAGTTCACAATACTTGACAGCCCTTCCTACTTCATCATTGAATTTTGGTCAAAGTGATTTTACGGTAGAAGCATGGGTATATCCAACTGTTGCTCAGTCTACAGATAATTTAATTATATCAGCAAGTGGTATTGGTGGTAGTTTGAGTTTTAATGGTACAAGTCAGTATTTAAAAATTGCTAATTCAGTTAGTTTTTTCAATGCTTTTGGAAATCTAGGAACTGGATCTAAGACCATTGAATTTTGGACCTATTACATTGCATCAGGTGCTGGAGATGTAGGATATACCTATGACAAATATAACATATTTGGAAATTGGGTAGCATCGGCTGTAAACGGTAGATTTGCATTAGGGATTAATAATTATGATAAATTCTCTTTTACCTACACAACTAGTGTCAGTGCCGCAAGTGTTGTTTATACCACTGCATCTGTGCCTAAAGGTATATGGACTCATATAGCATTTGTCTGTGTTGGTACTACAGCTATTACAATCTATATTAATGGAGTAGGAGAAACACTAACTGTTGATTTGTCGTCACATGTTGGAGCCATCGCAGTTGTCAATGATACCAGTGTTTGGTATAATATAGGTGGTCAAAATCAATCTGGTACAGCTGGATCTTATACAGGTTACTATAATGGTTATATAACTAATTTTAGAGTAGTCAACGGTCAAGCAGTATACACCAGCAACTTTATAGTACCCACTACTCCATTAGGATTAACTCAAAGTACCAATAGTTCTACCAATGTAGCCAGCAACACTACAATATTATTATTAAATGTAGCAAGCTCTGCAACATATATAACTGATACAAGTACATCAAGTTTTACAATAACTAATACTACTACTGTTTTATATAGCACTAATAGTCCATACAGTGGCGGTATTAATGGTGTTGGATTCTTCATGGGTTATAGTTCAACTGCTAACTCTTGGGGTTGGGGTGGTAGCGGCAGCGGTTGGGATTATGCCGTGGGTGCCGGAAGACTTAATAATGTATGGCAACATCTTGCTGTATCTAGAAGTGGTACAAATATGCGAATGTTTGTCAATGGTATCCAAGCTGGTCTTACACAGGTAAATTCATCAACTTATGATTTATCAATAGGCAATACTTACATAGGTGGACAAAAAACTGGATATAAGTTTGCAGGATATATATCTAATGTTCGTGCAATGAACGGCGTAGCACTTTATACCAGTAACTTTACAGTACCCACAGCACCATTGACTAAATATCGTCAGGTTGCTTTGCCTGCTAGCGGTAGTATAAATTTTAATAATTCTCCAATATCGTTATCAACTAGTTCTGTTCAAGCCTTGGGTAGTAATAATTTCACCATTGAATTTTGGATGAATTCAACTTCAACTTCTAATTCAAAAATCATGGGCAACGGAACTGGTACTACATATACCGCATCAACTAATTCATGGATGATTACATTTAATGGATCCAATGAACAAAATTTAACAGGTAGTTTAAGTTTTAATAGCAAAAATAACACAGGAACAGACTTAATTTCAACTGCTACTAATTTGAATGATGGTTCTTGGCATCATATGGCTATTGTTAGAAGTAGCTCAACATTTAATCTATATGTTGACGGAACATTATCAAGTACAACGAATAATATATCAACTATAGACGGTGGTGTTGCAGAAACATTGAATATAGGAGCAAGTGGATTTTATGGAAATACTAATTATAAAGGGTATTTGAGTAATCTTCGTATTGTTCGAGGACAAGCAATATACACAGGCAACTTTACAGCACCGTCACAGATGTTGCAGACCACACAAAATAGTGGAACAAATATTCTTGCTATCACCACCGCCAGCAATGTATCTTTATTAACAGCACAATATAATCTTATCGCAGATTATAGCACTAGAGCTCTGCCAATAAATGTTAATACAGCCACTGTTAGTACCACTATTAATCCAACATTATTCTATCCTACCTATAGTGCTGCTTTTAATATTACCACAAGCAGTCAATATTTGCAGATATCAACATCGTCCTTTAGTTTCTCAACTGGTACTAATTTTACAGTTGAAGCTTGGGTATACTTGTCTGGGTATTCGACTACTGCTAGTGTGCTGTTTGGAACAGCAACTCCTCTTAGCCCTAACTATGTACCAGTAGCTAGTTCTACTTATTCACACACAAGCAGTTCAACACCAAACTGGGGCTGGGAAGATAGTGGAACTGATTATTCATTGATGTCAGCTGGTGGCACAGGTACTTGGCAGTTTGGTGCCTTTACAATAGGTATACAATCTTCCTCTGGTGGTGCAAGAACCACAGCATTGTTGGAAGATAAGAATTACTATTTAGAAATAGCTATAACTGCAACAACAGGAAATAAAGGAATTGTAATTGGCTTGGCCAGAGCCAGTGTTTCTGGTAGTGCTAATTATTCTGGAATTTATCTCTACGATGGCAATATCTATATTAATGATAATCTACAACCCGGTGCGTTAGGTGCATATGTAATAGGTGATGTAATAAATGTAGCATATAATCCAACTACAAATAAACAGTGGATTGGTAAAAATGGAGTATGGCATACACTTGGGGGATATCCTGGATTGCCAGCAAGTACTGGAATTAGTGGTGGTAGTTTGTATTTTAATGGTACGAATCAGTATCTAACAACAGCTTATTCAACTGCATTGTTTGATTGGTATACATCTGGAGTTGATTATACCATTGAATGTTGGATATATCCAACTACGTATACTGGTTGGTATTCTGCTACCACTAATTCCCCACCAACCACTGTTGGTAATATGGCCTTCAATGCTGCTACAAATTATTGGTCATTTGGTATTGGTAGCGCCACAGGACAAATTCGTTTTTATTACTATGAAGGAACTGCCGGAGGACAAAGTGTAGTTTCTACAAATACGGTACCTCTTAACTATTGGTCTCATATTGCTATGACCAAGACTTCGGGTGGTATTACATTGTTTGTAAATGGTGTTGCACAAACTACAACAGCAATTATCGGAACTCCGCAGTCTTCTGTTTCGTATGCACTTACCATGGGTGCATACAATACCTATTATCAAAATGGATATGTAACAAATCTACGTATTGTAAAGGGAGTAGCAGTTTATGTTGGCAACTTTACCATACCTACAAGTGCATTAAATACCACTCAATCTGGCGCTCTGACAAACACAAGTGGTAGTTTATCATTTGCAGGCGGCGCCAACTCCATAATCTTGCCTGTAGACAGTCGATTAGCAGTTGGTACCAGTGATTTCACCATTGAGTTTTGGATTTACCCTACTGCAAATATGGCAAACTTTACCAAGTTCATAACCAGTGGAGTAGGTGGCGGTTTGAGTATTGAAACACAAAGTGATGGCAATAGAATACATGTAACAAACTATAGTACTACTGATTATTTAGGTAGTACTAATGCCCTTACTCTTAATGCATGGACTCATGTAGCAGTGGTGAGAATATCTGGAACTTTGACTATATACTTAAATGGAGCGTTCAACGGCAGCGTTTCTAACACTGTTAATTTTACACAGATACGTTATATTGGTGGATGGCTGGCATATTTTACAGGTTATCTTACCAATATTAGATTAATAGTCGGCACTGGATATTATACAGGTCCTTTCACAGGCAGTGTACCTACTTCACCATTAACTACTGTTAATAATACAAAATTATTATTGTTGGCCAGTGATAGTGGATCAATATTAACAGATAGCAGTGGTGTAATAACTGGTATTACAAATAGTAGTTCTCCAGCTACATATAGTGTTTTAAATCCGTTTGGTGTACTATCAGGTATAAGAGCCATATCAACTGCAAGCTATACTTCACTATTGCTCAAAGTAGCATCTTCTGGCACATATATAACAGATTCAAGCACAACACCTAATACAATCGCTAATCCTAATACACTAGTATATTCATCACTTGCGCCTCTTGGACAAGGCGGTGGATTTAATATTGCCGGAACAGGTGCCTTGTCATTTATATTTGCCAGTGGTACTAGTGCTAGTGGTGGACCAAACACCAGTGGGCAATTTAGAAAACCTTTACAATTTACCTATGGAACACCTACTGGGTTTTATGGTTATAATGCCACAGGATGGTATTTAAATCTTGGACAAGATATTAATTCACTGAGCGTTAATAGTGATGCTGCTGGCACATGGACTACTAATTTAATAGTTGGCGCAGGTGCAGGAGTTCCTCTAATTACTTGGACACACATTGCCATGGTTAGAAATGGCAACGAACTTTCATTGTTTAAAAATGGTATTTTAGTTGCATTTACAGCAGGCGCAAATGATTGGAATTTTTCAAATCCTAACAATATTGGTTATATTGGATATTATAATTATTATAATAATGGTACCACTTCTACCTATCTAAAAGGATATGTATCTAATCTTCGTATAGTTAGTGGACAAGCATTGTATCAATCATCATTTACACCACAGACTGCACCTTTTGAAAATTTACAAATTAGTAGTACAGGTACTGCTGCAATTACTACAGCAAGTTATGTACAGTTATTAACTGCACAATCTAATATTATTGTAGATAATAGTACAAATAATCTAAGTATAGCTAATACTGCAACTACTCCTGTATCAGTGGCAACTAATGCTACATATATCTACACTGGATATGTATACGAAACATCATCAACGGTATTATTGACTGCAAACTTTATAGGGACAGAAACAACGGTAGTTGATCATAGTTATAATACTGCATCAATAACATTAGTCAATTCTCCTACTATTTCGGTACTATCACCATTTGGAACAATCCTTCCTTCAAATACATCAACTTCGTATCAGGGATATCTAAATGCAAGTAATGGTTATCTAGCATTTACTACCTATGATGGATCTAATCAAAATTTTCAAGTTTCTACCACTGCATTGACCACTGGTACATGGAATCATGTTGCTTATACATATAATACTCTTCGTGATTATCATCAATTAAGTATGTATGTAAATGGAAATCGTATTTTTACAACTTCTTCGTTTACTACATTGACCACAACACAGGTTGTTGGATCACCAGTTACACAATTAGTATTGACCAATAATCCAACTACTATTACATCATCTACATATATATTTGGTGCAACTAATGCCAGTGATTTTGAATTTAGTATTGGATTTAATGGAATTGGATTAGCTACTGGTTATTTGGGCATGGGATATATTAATCTTAGTACCATGGTATACACACAGGCAGCTGAATGGGCGTGGTATGCAACATATAATTTACCTATAGCTAGACGTTTAATTTATTACGCTATTAATCCTGCTATTGCATCTAATAATTTTAGACTTCATGCTATTAAAATTGGAAATAATTTAACTATATCCATAGACGATGTAAACAATGTTGCTCAAGAATCTGAAACAATTGCATTGCTTGCAGGTACAAATTATAAGATTTATGTTTACTACATTAAAGATACTTATAATGACACACGCACAGGAACCATTATAACTGATACAGTTAATGCATTTAGTGCTATCACTACATCATCTGTTAGTAATCTAACATCAGCAATTATATCAGATAGCAATGAAAACTTCTTTATAGGTGGAGTTTTAAATACTTCTGAAAACTTCAACGGATACATGAGTAATCTTAGAGTTGTAAAAGATGCTGCACTTTACCTTGGATCATTTATTGGTGTTCCTACATCGAACGTAGGTACATTAACAAATACGGTAACGTTCCCAGCAACAACTGCTATCAAAACATCATTGTTAACATTGCAGGATGAATATGTTAAGGATAACTCAAAATATTCTAGCACTTTAGTAGCCGGTGGTGCACCTAAGACAACGGTATATTCACCATTCTCTACAAATAATCTAAGTGGATATTTTAATGGCAAGAGTGTTATGATATTCCCTAACACAACTTCATTGAATATTGCTGGTGGACCATGGACCATTGAGTTATGGTTAAATCATCCTGGAAATTATACTAATTATAATGCTTTATTTGCTAAGAGAAATACCAGCGGTGCAGCTGATACTTCCTACGAAGGATATCTTGCTATAACTACTGGTTATATAGCATTTTATAATGGTACACAATATATATCTACTACAATTGTACCGCCTAATGTATGGAATCATATTGCCTATGTTTATGATGGTACTGCTGTCAATATATATCTCAATGGAGTATGTGTATATTCCACAGTGGCTACCGTAGTAGATACTGTCTCGCCATTGACTATAGGAGCAGTACAGTATACAACGGCTCCAACATACAATGAATACTTGTATGGTTATATGTCTAACTTTAGAATTATCAAAGGAACTGCACTATACAATAGTACCTTTAATCCATCACAGATACCATTAGCATTGTATTCTGGTAATCCTACTAACTTGTTGTTAAACTTCACCGACAGCAAGGCAGTTGATTATTCAGGTAATACTACAATTAGAACAAATAATACAACTACATATACTATTTCTAATCTAACAACGAAATATAATCAGTATAGTCTAAGTTTCAATGGAAGTTCTGATGTTTTAATTGCTACAAGTAGTACATCGTTCGTATATGGATCAAATGATTTTACCTGGGAAATGTGGATATATCCAACAAGTTCAACATGGAATACTAGTTTGACATATTTGTTAGATCACGGTGGCGCTGGCGCCGGCGGAAGTTTAAGATACAATTCTGATAGACTTTCATATTTTAATGCTACAGTGGCTACTTCTACTGCAAGTACAAGTTTAAGTATTAGCACATCTACTTGGACACATATTGCAGTGGCAAGACAGAATGCAGTTACTAGTGTGTTTATCAATGGTATTTTTGTTGTTAGTACACAAACAGATACGTATAATTATACATTCCCATCAGTGGCTGTTGGTAATCTAAATACAAGTACTGCCACTCCTAACTATTTCCAAGGATACATGGAAGATGTACGTTTAACCAAAGGTGTAGCACGTTATACATCACAGGTATTTGTACCACCAATAAAATTATCTAACAGGTAATTTCAGACTAATAAATATAAACATGACAGCTATTAATTTCCCAGTAACAACCGCAACCGGATACGTTTTTACCTTTGGAGACCGTACATGGGTATGGACCGGTGGTCCTAGTGGATTTTGGAAAGCTATTAGTACTACTATAGGATATACAGGTAGTGTTGGTTATACTGGTAGTCAAGGTGAGCCAGGACTAACTGGATCTGCTACAAATCCATGGTTTAGTACATCCACTAATTATACAGCCAGAGATGGTGATAGAATTATTGCAGATAATAAGTTTGGATCATTTAGTATTTCATTGCCCGGCGGTGCATATACAGGATCATATATACAGATCACAGATGGTAATGATTTTAGCAACGGATATCCAATTACAGTATTAAGAAATGGTAATACCATTGAAAATTTAACCGAAGATATAAGTTTAGATCTCAAGGGTTCCACATTTGAATTTGTATTCAATGGAACAACGTGGCAAGTGACATCAACTACTGGACCCCGTGGTTATATAGGATACACAGGTAGTCTTGGGGGTAATAATATTACATTGCAACAACCTGGAAAGTTAGTAACATATACAGGTACAGCAAGGTGGTATTCGCCTACTAACTCTATTATAACATCTGTAACTCCTAGGGTTAGAACTTCTGCGGATTTGCCTATTTCTTTAAATTTATTAAAAAATGGAACTTCGTTATTTTCACAAACCATTCAAGCACAAGCAACAACTACAGCAACAAACACAACTACTTACTCATTATCCACGGGAGATTACCTAACAGTTAACGTTTTATCTGTAGGAACCGGCGCACAACCGGGCGAAGACTTGTATGTACAGGTATTATACCAGCCAATTTAATATTAAAAACTGATTATTAGGTATAAATACATTAAATTTACAGCTTAGTCTGTTTTAACATAATAGGAAAACTCATGACAGTAACAACATCATCATATACAACAAATAGTTTAAGAATTAACGTTTCTAATGAAACTACTTCTTCTAACATCATCGTCGCCATTAACCAGGGTATGGTTAAAGGAGGATGGACGCTGTATGATTCTACAATTGCAGGTTCAGCAGGTTATACATTTACCCCTATAAGTACATATGTGTATCGTGTACTTAATGCAGATGCTGTTACTTACAAATACATTATTCTACGTATTAATGCAATGACCCTGACAATTAATACGTCATCTTGTGAAAGTTGGGATAACTCTGCTCACCTTCCAACCAATGAAACATGGCATGGTGCTGGAGCATTTACACAAAACTATGATTTAAAAGATAGTATTATCCTTGTATCTGCTACAGCTAGACATTGCATAATTTGGACATTTATTAGAAGTGAACCAGGTATGTGGACTGGTGTATTTGAATTTGAACGTGTAGCCGGCGAAGACGTTACTACAGGTAGTCCAGTACCATGTTGGGCATGGACAAATAGTTTGATGCTTGGTAGTCCATACGGACAATTTAATGAAACTGTTTACAGTCAAATCATGATGGCGTTCCCAAGAGCACCAGACGGATCTGTTGGTGCAGCAGCGGCAAGAATTTATGCTCCTACAACCAATAGAGGAATGTTCCCTCCAATTTATACACAGGGCATTACACAACCTACCTCACTTGATCCAAACAAATTACATCTTGGTTCATATTACGGATCGGGATACTTTTCCACATCTTCATTGGCTTATGGTTGGGATACATTAAAAACTATCGTAAGTCCAATAGCAGCAGATGCCATGCTTAAAGTTATGCCAGTGGGTAGAGCCTACAATGTGGGCATTACTAAACCATTAGGCGGTGCATTAGATACTACATTTGTCAACCTTGACGGTACAGGCGGCTGGCCAAGTGCTAGTGGTGCAAGCACCGAATGTTTATTATTACCATTAAATGGCGGCAGTGAACAATCATGGAACAATGCTTCATATACTAACTTCTCAACCGGTACTACTGCTGTCTATGGACAAGCCGGTTCTGTTATTGTAGGAAAAGTAATTGCTATAGGTTCTACCGTTTGGATGGCCACTAACCAGGGTGTTTATACCTGGGATGCAAGTCAAGGTCAAAACTCCGGTATTACTCAACGATATACTAACTTAGCCACTGATAGATCAGTATGGGATATTGTGCATGATGGACAAAGAACAATTTATGCTTCCACAACCACTGGTGTTGTGGCCATTGATACTGAGACATTTGCTCCTACCTTTAGTGCAAGTGCTGCTATTACAACAGGAACAGCATTCTTGGCCATTGATCAGAAATATATCTATGCCACACATAGAACATCTTCGACCAACTTGATGCAAGTATATTCATTTGCAAGATCTAATTTCTTGCAATCGAGTACATATACACTTAGTAGTGCAACCGCAGTAGCATCTGGTCTTGGTACTCCTGTGCCTGACTATCTTGGCAACGTGTATATAGCTTCTCAAGGTGGTGTAATATCAGCAACCGCTAATCATATGTACATTTCTAAATATTTTGCTGATACAGGCAATGAATTAATTAGAACATACAATCCTAAATTCCCTCTTGGTTCAACAGCGGCGGCATCAGATGCTCCAACTAGCTTCTATGTTGATAATGCGGCTAATAGGGTTTATCTTGCAGTTGGTGGGTCATCTACTGTTCCTGGATTTATATATGAGGTAAGTACAACCACATTGAGCACTGTAACTACTTCTATAACTCCATTCTTACCTGGTGCTGCTGCTGGTTTACCAGTAGCTAGTGCTGCTATGGGATCCACTGGTGTTATATATGATTATCGTGGCGATCTTAATATTGTTCCAGTTAGAGGACAATTCTGGATTAGTCCTAAGAAGACTGGTATTTCAGCACTTGCCGCCAACGGTTATGTTGTAAGAGCTCAATTCAACTATCCACATCCTATATATGCAACAGGTCCAGGACCAATAGCAGCAGGATTGCCAATTGTAATGAATTCTGGTACCAACCAGATTGCTAACTCGCCTATGGGTTATGGTACAAGCATGTATAGTAATGGAGCAAGACTATATACAGCATTCTGTAACGTGGTTGCTAGTGATAATCGTATCTATTATGTAGGTGGTTTACATAACGTTGCTTATACAGCCCAAGGTTTTTCCAATGGTAGATTAGTAATAAAAGGATAATTTATCTGTGATATCCTTGATTGTCATAGATTCTATTATAAATCAATTAGGTTAAGGATATTAAATGGCCAATCGTTATTGGGTGCTCGGTAATGGCACATGGAATCTTAGTGCTACTACAAATTGGTCAGCTACTTCCGGCGGTAGTGGTGGTGCTAGCGCTCCTACTTATCTAGATGATGTATATTTTGATACAAATTCAAATGTAGGTACAGGCGTTTGGACTGTTACATTAGACACCGCCGCTACCTGTGCAAATTTCAATGTAATTTACCCCGATGGTGCATTAACCATTGATAAGGGTACGCTTAATGTCAATACACTTACTGTCTATGGAAGTTATAATATAGCTTTATCTACAGGAACTGGCGCTGCAAATTTCTTAACAATTGGTACTGGATTAATTAAATTTGTAATTACTACACAGTCGTCTTCTGTTTTTTCATTAACTGTCCCTTCTTCATCTGAAAAAACATTAATAGGAAAAAATAATCAAACCAGTGGAACGTTAACAATTAATACTGCTAGTGCAACTAGAAATGCGTTAGGTCAGATAAATGTTAGTAGTATGGCCATAGAACCTATTGATATTGGCTCGTCATATAAAACATCAATAGGAAAAAATAATCAAACCGGTGGAACGTTAACACTTAATACTGCTAGTGCAACTAGAAATGCTTTAGGTCCAACAAATATTAGTTCGCTGCCAATATTAACAACAATAAGCACAGCAAGTACAGCTACGATATCATATAATGTATTTGCACTTGGATATAATCGCGTAGTATATATTGAAACACTTGCTGGTGGAACGTTAACAATTAATACTGCTAGTGCAACTAGAAATGCGTTAGGTCAGATAAATGTTAGTAGTATGGCCATAGAACCTATTGATATTGGCTCGTCATATAAAACATCAATAGGAAAAAATAATCAACTTGGTAGTATTATAGTTGTTGATATCGGTTCATCTATTAAAACATCAATAGGAAAAAATAATCAAACCGGTGGAACGTTAACAATTAATACTGCTAGTGCAACTAGAAATGCGTTAGGTATAGGTAATGTTAGTTCGCTGCCAATATTAACAACAATAAGCACAGCAAGTACAGCTACAATATCATATAATGTATTTGCACCTGGATATAATCGCGTAGTATATATTGAAACACTTGCTCCGGGACCAACATTAAATAATATAACGTCAGCAACATTAGTAAGTAAAAATGCTCTTGGACTAATTAATATACCTAAAATTATTGTATCTGAAAATTGGTCGCCATTCCCAACAATAAATAATATAACGTCGGCAACATTGGTGGGTAGAGATGCTTTTAGCAAAAATGATTCACCTAAGAATATCATATTTGAAAAATTTGTACCAGTTCCTATAATAGTCAATAATACAAATATTACAACTATTCGAGGATTAATTAATCAGGTAGGATCAACATTGAATTTAAAACCTGTAAACATCTATGAGAAATTTGGTGAAACTATAACTAATGGTATAACACCATTACCATATCAGTTCTGGGGATAAAATGACAATAAGTATACAACAAATTTTAGGATCAAATCTTGTAGGTTTTACAGGTAGTCGTGGCCCTGCTGGAGGATTTACAGGCAGCGTTGGTTTTGTAGGCAGTACAGGCCCTGCTGGAGGATATACCGGCAGTGTTGGTTTTGTAGGTAGTCGTGGACAGGCAGGCGGATATACTGGTAGTCAGGGTTATCAAGGTAATCAAGGATATACAGGTTCAGCAGGTAATCCTGGCATCACAACAGGTAAAGGCATTGCCATGGCAATGATATTCGGAGGATAATTTAAAATGGCAAACCCAAATATAGTTAATGTATCATCAATTCTTGCAGGTTGGCGAGGACTTATTCCGGCTAATATTACACCAAATGTAATGTTATATAATTTCCCAGATACTAATCTAATCTATAAAGTAAATTCAATGATTATTACTAATGTAACAGATAATACCGTAGGAACCACTGTATGGATGAATGATAGAGCAGACGGAACAGGTATAAGTTATAGATTAGCCTACAACATTTATATACCTGCTAATTCCAGTTTGCAATTAGTAGATAAAGGAAACTTTTTATATATATCAGAAGGTTCAAGTTTGTATGTGCAAAGCGCAGTAGCGTCAGCGTTGGAATATATAGCAGTATATGAACTAATTTCAGCTTCAACATAATCTACATCTATGTCGAATTATTACAGAAGAATTGTTAGTGCAAATAAACCTGTAGCTGCTATTTCGGCAACTAATGCATTTTTTAATATCACTGATGAATTCAATGCAAAAAAATCAGGTAATTGGCCAACTAAATTTCCTGCGGATCTATTTTTAATAGGTGGTGGTGGCGGCGGCACAACTGCATATCCCGGTTTACATTACGGTCCTGGTGGAAATGGAGGAAACATTTTGTCAACTAGTACCATCTTATATCCGGGATTGTATAATATTACAGCTGGACTTGGCGGTAGCGGAGGACCAAGTAACGGCAGTCCTAGTATAATTTCAGGTGTTACCGTTAATTCATATGTACAACAGGCTAACGGTGGCAACGTTGACTATGCCGCCCATGGTGATGGTTCAAACCACATCAACTTAGGGAGTCAGACTTCTGGTGATTCTGGTGGTAATGGAGGGACTGGTCTTACTACTACCATAATTTCAACTGCACTTGCAACATTATTAGGAGTTGGTGAAGTCTCCGGAGGTCAGGTTTACTTTGGTGGTGGCGGTGGTAGCCCCTACGTGACCTGGAACACCAGCGTGGGTCGAGGCGGCGTAGGCGGCGGTGGGTTCAGTAGAGGATATCAGCAAATTGATTACTCGGCGTCTGGGGCACCAAACACTGGCGGTGGCGGTGGCGGGAATAACGATGCTGCTGTTGGTGGTGGGTATTACCCTGGTGCCGCCGGCGGCAATGGTGTTGTTATAATACGTGTTCCGGATTATATTCCAATCGCAAAGGCTACCAACCTTTATTTGTACAGAGGGGCACCATATAGCACAGGATATACAACCTATATTTGGACTGGAAATGGAACAATCAACTTCTATTAATATATTATGAGTAAATTTATTGGAAAACTTATAACAGGTTCTGCGTTATATCCTAGTGTATCCATTGCTTCTTCGGGAACCGTTTGGACCCCAAAGGACCAAGTTCAAGCAAAATATTCGGGTAATTGGCCCAACAACATAATACCAGTTATGAATTATTTGTTAGTCGGTGGTGGCGGCTACGGCGGTGCTGGCACATCTTACGGTGGTACTCCTGGTGGAGGCGGTGGCGGTGGACTACAATTAGGTACTTTTACCATGCTTACAAATATTAGTGCGACAGTAGGACTTCAAATAGGTAATGGGGGTTTTGGTGGAAGCTCACAGGGACAAAAATTAGGTGGTGGCGCCGCAGGATCGGGAGCATATTACGGAGGTTGGTCTCCCGGCTCCACCGTTTTGTCTTTTTCTACTTACGCACCTATAGGATCTAAGGTGGCTTACGCAGGTGGTAATGGCGGAGTCAACGGTGGTGGCGGTTCTGGCGGTAGTGGCGGGGGTGCTGGCAGTGATAACTCAGGTTCAGGTAATGGTATCGGTGCTGGTGGAAATTATAATGGACCCGGTTCTATTTTTGGCGGTTATGGAGGGTATGGTGGAGGTGGATCCAGCAGCTCCCAGGGCGCAGGCGGCGGAGCCGGTGGGGCCGCAGTGGGTAACACCCCTGGTCCTGGGCTTTATGTTAATATAGCTGACGGTTCATCATATTCAGGAACTTTTGCTGCAGGAGGCGTTGGAGGTAGTGCTGTATCAACCTACGGTAGTAATACGGGCAACGGTGCAGGTGGAGGTTGGGGTACATATTATGGCGGTGAAGGTACTTGGAGCGCTGACGGTGTTGCTATATTCTGGTGGCCAGCAATATATAATCATCCATTTACTATCACAGGCAATTACACAACTAGTATAGAAAACGGATACAGAATATATAAGTTTACCCCAAACTTTGCTGCTGTTGGTAGCGCCTCAATGTTTTTTTAGTATCAAGATCTTTGACATTGTTATCATTTAGTGTATAATTAATAGCATATATGAAACTTGCTATTATAGATATTATTGGCATACCCTATGATGGTAATACCATAGACAATCAAGGATTGGGAGGCAGCGAAAGTGCTGTAACACTCATGGCCTATGAATTGGCCCAAATTGGATTTGATGTGACAGTGTTTAATAACTGCAATACAGATCATGCTCATCCTGGAAATTATCAAGGTGTTGAATATCGTACACTTGATGAATTAGCCAACGATTATATTTTTGATATTGTTATAAGCTCAAGAACTGTAATACCATTTACTGATCCTAAAGACTACGAAAAGTTAGGCGATGGTAGAGCATATCCATTCCACAGTATGAACTTGTATGATAGAATACTATCCAAGGCTACCATGCGTATACTTTGGATGCATGATACATTTTGTCTCGGTGATAATATCATTGAAGAACTTGTGGTAGCAGATCGCATCACTGATATATTCACACTCAGCGATTTTCACTTAACCTACGTGGCTAACTGCCATCACGGACGTAGACGTAATTTTGAAGTACTTAAACGTAAGATGTTTATTACACGTAATGGTGCTCGTAATTATAGAAAAGAAGTTGACATTGGTGCTAAAGATCATAACTTGTTTGTCTATAACGCCAGTGTGACTAAAGGTATGATCCCATTAGTGAATCATATTTGGCCCAAGGTTAAAGCAATGATACCCAGTGCTAGATTAAAAATCATAGGCGGATATTATAGATTTAGTCAAGCATCGGAACCTGATCAACAGGAAAAAGATTGGCGCATTATGGCGGCCGATCCACGTAACTTAGAATTAGGTATAGAATACACAGGAGTTATTCCTCAACGAGAAATTGCTGATATACTTACATCAGCAAGTTTTATGATCTACCCTGCTGCGTTTCCTGAAACATTTGGTATATCATCACTGGAAAGTTTACTCTACAATACTCCTATACTTACTTGTAGATTTGGCGCATTGGAAGAAATTGCTCTAGAAGGTGCTTGTTATCATATTGACTATGCTATAGAACCTAACGGCTTGTTCCCTGATATCAATAGTGAAGAACAAATTAATAAATTTGTAAAGATGACTATACAAGCCTATCATAATAGATATCTACATCAACAAAAACAATACTACTGTAATATTGTTAAAGATGTAGCAGGATGGGATAGTGTTGCTCTACAGTGGAAACAATTAATGGCGCAGCGGCTGGGCAAATATCTATCTAAAGATGGATACCGTCGCGTATCAAAGATTAATCACAAAGTACATAAGATATGGAATCGCAGGTTTACTAACACTATCGAATTAGAACATTATAAATCAGGCAATGAACAAAAGATAGTAGTTGTTAGTCCTTTTTATAATTGTGCTGAGTATATTTCTCGTTGTATAACCAGTGTGGCTGTACAGGACTACGATAACTATGAACATATCTTAATTGATGATGCTAGTACAGATAATACTGTACAGGTTATTATAGAAACATTGAAAACATTACCAGAAGATATTAGAAGTAAGTTCACTGTTATCTCTAATAAAGAAAACTTAGGCGCAGTTAGAAATCAAATACAAAACATTAGATCAATGGTCGCAGATGATACCATTGTTATGTTGTTAGACGGAGATGACAGTCTTATTAATGATAATACAGTATTCTCTTATTACAATTCTATCTATGACGGTACCACTGAATTTACCTATGGTAGTTGCTGGAGCATGGTTGATAACATTCCACTGATCAGTCAACCTTATCCTGAAGCAGTTAAACAAAATAAATCCTATAGAGATCATCATTTTAACTGGATATTACCTTATACACATTTAAGAACATTTAAAAAGTCATTGTTAAACAATATCAATGATAGTTCATTTAAAGATAGTAATGGTAATTGGTACAAAGCCGGTGGCGATGGTAGCGTATTTTACGCATTAATAGAACAAGCAGATCCTAACCAGGTAAAATGCTTACAAGATATTGTATATAATTATAATGATGCAAGTCCTTTAAATGATTATAAGGTTAATGCAGTAGAACAAAATAAAAATGCACATGAGATAGTACAGAAAATGATTCAACCTAAAAAAAAGATACTTATAGCAATACCCACAGCTAAAAATATTGAGCCAGATACTTTTAAAAGTATCTACGATCTTATCATACCAGACGGTTATGAAACAATGTTTCAATTTTTCTATGGATATAACATAGATCAAGTACGCAATTTAATTGCAGATTGGGTGGTACATGGATTTGATTATCTACTTGCGGTAGATAGTGATATTGCATTTGCACCTGATACATTGGCAAGAATGTTATCACATGATAAAGATGTTGTTAGCGGTATATACATACAACGTAAACCTGGAGAACATATTATAGAAATATACGAACATACTCCCACAGGTGGTATGATTAATATGCCTTATGGAAAATTAAAAGGTAGGCCCTTAACACAAGTTGCAGGATGTGGATTTGGCTGTGCGTTGATCAAGGGAGAAGTATTTAGAAAAATAGGATATCCTCAATTTAAATACCATAGTGCTATAAGCATCAATGATACTGTATCCGAAGATGTAGATTTCTGTAGAAAGGCAGGAGAAAACGGATTTACTATTTGGGCAGATCCTGGAATATTATGTAGACATATTGGAAGTTTTACATTCAACGTTGATCAGAATACACCTGTGATAGAAACAAATGGTACTATTGTTGATATTAAACAATTTCTAAGAGAGCTACGTGATCCATATCCATTCCCTCCAGCACACATCGAATACCTTGATAAACTAAAAGAAGGTGGCGTACAACCTAAGGTCATCTATGACATTGGTGCATGTGTATTGCATTGGACAGATAGAGTTAGAAATATATGGCCTGAAGCAGAAGTTGTAGCATTTGAAGCAGCAGATGTACACGAGTTCTTATATCAGGAAGCTGGTGTAAAATACTTCATTGGTGTACTCAGCAATGAAAGCGGCAAAGAAGTAGACTTCTATCAAAACAATGAAGCACCTGGCGGCAATAGCTATTACAGAGAAAATCCTGATATTCAACCAGCAGCAGCAACTCTGTACAGTGACAAATATGTAAGAAAACTTAAAACTATTACACTCGATGCAGTGGTTAGCCTTAATAAATATCCACCACCTGATCTAATTAAAATGGATGTGCAAGGCGCAGAAATGGATGTACTTAAAGGCGCACAGGAAACTATTAAAACTGCCAAACACATTATATTAGAATTACAGATAGTAGAGTACAATAAAGGTGCTCCACTAAAAGATACTGTAATCGCTTATATGGATTCATTGGGCTATGATTGTCTAGGACTGTTTAGCAATAATGGCCCAGATGGCGATTATCATTTCGTGCGTAGATAATATAAATATTAGTAGTTAACCAAGGACTATTATGAAAAAACTACTAACTATTGCTCTGCTATTCGTAGCAGGGTTAGCCCAAGCCTGGGACCAACGTGCCCTAAATCCAGTACAAACCTGTGCTGTACACAGCCCATACGGATTTGCTTCTACACAGCGTACAGCACAGCCTATCTGCCGTGAAGCATATTTGGTTGCCTATGACGCTCCTGTAAAGATTCCTGTGTATGTAGCATACACATTATTACCGCAAAATGCTCTAGGATGCTTTCCACGTACCAATGCATTTGTGGCAGATCAAAGTGTACCAGGTGGTGCTCGCCCAGATGACTATGCTGGTACAGGCTACGACAAAGGACATGCAAGTCCAGACGGTGATCTAAGTTGGAGCCAACAGGTAGAATACGAAAGTTTCTTAATGACTAATATGTATCCACAGCATGGATCATTAAACAGAGGAATTTGGAAACTATTAGAAACTAGTGTACGTGGTTGGGCAGTACAACGCAATCAACCATACACTATCTATGTAGGTGCTTTCTACGGACAAGGTGATGAGTTTATCGGTAATGGTGTTATTGTACCGCACGGATATTATAAGATTGTAATTAATAATGCCACTAAAGAAGTAGCAGGCTGGAGATTCCCACATACAAAGCCATATGTTAACCTAGGCAACGACTTAACTAAGTTCCGTCAACCAATTGCTAACATTATGCAAGAAGCCGGCGTTAAGTATGCTTTCCCAGCAGGTGCAATTGAACTAGCACCGGGTGCTGAATGGCCTGTAGATTTTGGATCGTTGACCAAAGCCAAACGTGCTAAATGCGGTGCAAATGCCACAGAATAACCCTAATGATTATCCGGTATACCCGGAGGACGATGGCACGGATAGACCCCGTAATCCATATAGTCCAGTATAGATCTCACCTTAGGGACCGTTGTCGTCACGGGGGCAGGCTTGCTTGCCCGGGCGTCCGCGCAATTGAACTTCCTCGCGTAGTAGGAGCCGGATAAAGTCACCGGCACTAAATACATATTATGAAGATACAAGATCTATTATTTGAGGGCAAGGAATCTCGAGCAACATTCGTTGATATGTTTAAAAAGTTTCTTCCCTTGGCCATGGAGATCTTAGAGATTGATAGACTACCTAAGATGGACTTTGAACCTGAAGTAAAATCAGGTAGTCAACCAAGTTTTGGTATGTATAACAACGAAGATAAAATTTTACACGTTGCTATACTGAATCGTCATCCCGTGGATATACTTAGAACTGTAGCACACGAACTTGTACATTATAGACAAGATATCAGAAATGAACTCAATGATGAAAGTGGTGCCACTGGTAGTCCTGAAGAAAATCAAGCACATGAAATTGCCGGTGTTATAATGAGAAACTTCAACAAGCAATATCCTGAGTTCTTAAAAAGCCGCCCAATCTAATCAGTTGTAAAAAAGCCCCGATCTAATGCCGGGGCTCCTGGACTACGTCCTATATATTTTTTAGTATTATTTTTTAGATGTAGTACTACCAGCATTGACAAATGAATACATTTTTTCTGCTGTCTCAAGAACTTTATCAAGTCCTGGAAACTCTGGCATATCTACTCGAGTAACTACTTGACCAGTCTTTTCATCACGCTGAACTGACATTTCCCAGCCACGAAACTTGCTGTGATATTCTTCACTGACAAGACCTTTGGCCATATCTAAAATGTCTGTACGGATTTCATAACCATTCTTGTTGAATTTAACTTCAGGTGCTTTAATTGTTGACATAATTTTCTCCTTGTGTGTGTATGTCTTAGGCAGTAGCACGTTTGCTACGTGTAGCCTTAGCCTGGGCTACTTCTTCATTCTTAGGAAACCATTTATTAGTAATAGAGTCTACAGAATACTTGGCGATGTCAGTGAAGTTGTGTGCTAACATTTTAGCAAATTCAGTCTGAGCATCGATGTATTCGTGTGCGGCCTTGTTCAGCGTAGGATCTGTAATGATCTTATCTGTTAGGCCTCGCTTGGTTTGTTGGAAAGCATCAATATGTGCTTCAAGTGTTAGATACGGTGCGAATAGTTTATTAAACATTTTTATTTCCTTGTGTATGTGTGTAAGCAGTAATTGTACTGCATTGTTATTTATATTGCAACTGTTATGAACATTTTTTCTTAAAACGTTCAGGATAATTTAATCTCTCCCACTCTTCATTAGAAACAGGCCACCAGTTGGTCAATGTTTCTTTGACAAAGTGTATGACCATAAGTGATATCATAAACAAAAAGTGTAGGGTAAAAATTTCTTCGATGTTCATATCCACCCCTTAAATTCTTTCATTGACATGATTCGTTGAGCACCTGCATGATCGCCCTTGTGTGCTAGATGTGTAGCAGCACGTACACGGCCTACTTCACCTAAAAAATTGTAGATTGCTTTTAGTACTCTCATGATTACCATCCTCTATGATTTACTTGACTTAGATCAAACTGACGAGTTAATCTATCAACATCACCTACGCTCTGTGGTGAATTACGCATAATGTATGCTTCTAATGCTGTTCCATAAGTTTGTGGCTTATCAAAATTCTGAAACATCTTGTGGAAGTATTCAGCTAATCGGTTTAACATATTTTCTCCTTGTTGTTAAAATATTGTAGAGACTCAGTAGTTCTACTAATATACTTATCTATTTTATGCTGCAACTGCACAATTTCGCAAGACTTTATTTTTCCAAACATATGTGCTACAATCTACTAAATATCATATAACAAGGATGACATCTTGAAACGAACAACACGTAGCCTATTAGAAGAACTCAATTCCATAACGGAAAAGAAGAACAGTGAGGCCATCATAGAAGCCAGGGCTACTCATGTAATTGATAGCGCTATTAACCTATTAACTCTAATCAGAGAAAATTTCTCTACCGAAGATGCCTATGAGTTAGAACGTAGACTAATTAACAGCATCAAAGGCAGCGATCCTAGCAAGTTTACACGCAGTATACGTAGACTTAGAGATAACAAAGAAGTTGCCAAACATCTAAAAGTCATCGACGGTGATGTTAAAAACGACGATTAAGCGTCTGGTTATATAAGTTTTTTTCAAAACTGATAAATAAAAGCATACAAAGTTTCATAGGGAAACTTAAAAAAAATAAGATTAGGAGATTTAAAAATGGCTTCATTAGATAGAAAACACGGCGCTGTAGCAGCCGGTGCATTTTACGGTTATTCCCCACTAGTAATTAAGATTACTGATTCCGATTCTGCTGCTTTCACAGCAGATACAGTTAGCGGCACTACTGGTGCAATCACTAAAGGTGGTTATACTAAAGCTGTTGAGGCTGTAGAATCATTGGGCAGCATTGTATGGCTTGGCGCTCGTACAGATGCTCATTACTTCACATGTATCGTTGATGGCCCTAGCTTCAATGCTGGTGCTGGTGCAACTACTTCCGGTGCATATGGTGCATTGAAGGATGCGGTTGTTCTAGCAGGTATTACTACAGTTGACAAATTAACTGTAAATACTTATACAACACTTACAAACGCAGGCACATTCTCTGCTTAATACTAAGTAGACATATTGAAAGGGGATTATTATCCCCTTTCTTTTTGACCAAAACTGATAAATAAAAGCATACAAAGTTTCATAGGGAAACTTAAAAAACAAGATCAGGAGAAAATATAATGGCAACATTAACAAAAAAGAATGAAACGATCGTAGCACCGTTTTATAAGAATGGTGTAAGTCTACAGTGGTTCACACTAACATTTCCAAGCACAGTGGCTGCTAAATTAGACACAGACTATACAAACTATCCAAGTACTCCACGTAGCCCTGTTGTAGTTGCGTTTGACGCAATTGCTCAAGCTGCTAGCATTGAGATTTTTGGTACAGTACAAAATCTAAGCATTGGTGGTGTTGGACGTGATATGCGTTTCGCAGTAGCCGCAGCTGGTGGCGACTTTGGTACAGCTAAGTGGGATGGTACAGACAGCGAAGATTTTGCTGCTTACTTGACACGTTTAGTACAGGCTGCCGGTACACATCAAGGTGTGAACTTGGCTAGCTGTGCAGTAGCAGCAATTACACTATAATTTAAAAATTAGTGATATTAAAGGGAGTTTTTAACTCCCTTTTCCTTTGAGTAAACTTGCTAAATATAAACAATCGGAGATATTTATTATGACAGGAATTACAAAAACACATGAAACGTTAATTGCACCAGCATATAAAAATGGTGTTACACTACAGTTTGTAACAATTACATTTCCTAGTGCAGATTTAACTGATAACCTAGGAAGAGTTGCAGGCGTTCAAAGTCCAGTGGTACAAGCATTAGATGCTATTGCTAAGATAGCCAGTATTGAAATCATTGGTACTCCTAGATATTCATCTAGTAACACAACATTATCTATTGCTGTAGCAGCATTAGGTGGTGCATTTGGTACACAAGACTATGACGGTGATGATGATACTGAAACTTTTGCTCTTGCTTGCCAACAAGCTATTGTTGCTATGGCCACTGTTACAGGTGCATTGCAAGGATATGACAATGCTAATACTACTGTAGCAGCAGAGATCCGTGGAGTTGCTCTTTAATATAAATTAAAGAATAAAGAAGGAAGTTTTTTAACTTCCTTTTTTTACGACATAAATATATTATATAGGTATATTATGCAACTAATTGAAATAAAAACACTGGTAGATATTACTAACACAAGAGTATCAAGACCCAATCAAGGTACACAACTTGAAATAGATCAAAATAGAAACTTTACAACATTAAAACAATGTGCAGAACTTAGATCAATTATTTCCTATGATTTCTCACCTGAGAAACAAGTCATAGATGTTAAGGATCTAGGATTTGGTTCTAAGTACAAAGGCAAACAAGCTGTATGGACATTTAGATTTAGCCCTGATAGATCAGGAGCATATGCTAAAGGTGATAACGATATAGGCTGCTTACTTGAAGATGTACATGGTGTACCTGTTGTTGAAAAGTTAACTGAAACGATAAATATCGAGAAGGCTATTTTCGAACTAATAGATAGCGCTTCCAAGAATACCATCATCAAGGCAATCAAAGGCACAATTTAGGCAACATAATAGTTGGAAATTCGTACACCCTAAAGGAGAAACTTGAGATGGCCACATCGGCATTAGCAACCGTTCCAGAACGTGTTAGCGTATTAGAAACAAAAGTTGATAACATTGAAGAAAAGATCGATGATCTTAAAGTAGATGTCAAAGAAATGCATAACTGTCTAGATAAAACTCGTGATAGCATTATGGATCAACTGGAAGTAATGCATAAGGCCAATATTGATCAGCACAGTGAATTAGCAGGTAAGATCAAAGACCTTGAGCAGTTCAAAACAAAATGGGTTTATCTTAGTGCAGGCGCAATAGCAGCATTAGGATGGATTACAGCACATGGCGATACATTATTAAGTATCCTAAAATAAAATGAAAATACAAGAATTACTAGAAGCAGTGCCTTTTGGTTCAAGCACACAACCTATTGCTAAACCCAACATCCCACCAAATCAACCATCTGATCAACCAGGAACAACTCCACCAGTGACTCCGGGACAAACTCCTGCTACTCCTGGACAACAACCTGCTCCTGCTACTGGTACAACACCTGCTCCTGCTACTGGAGCACCTACTACAGCACCAGCACCTAATCCTGCACTACAACAAGGTATGCAAACCACAATGACAGACCTTGATAAGATTGCAGCACAGATCGTAGGTCTAAAACAAAAACAACAACAGATGCAGCAGCAAATGCAGCAACCACCTAGAGTATGAAAATAGGGCAGTTATTATCAGGGATGCATATTGTTCTTACCAATGAAGAACAATCTTTTGTCAATAGACATAAGGATAATGTATCTATTACCAGTTTGGATGAGCACGACCTTTGGTTGGCTCAAAACCTTGTCCGCAAGGGAATTTACTCGATAAGTAATGATAACCGAACAATGGTAAAGAAACTAGATGAAACAACAACTGCCTAATGATGTCTATTCAACAATAGAAAAACTCAGCAAAGACGCTAAATCAAAATTATTACAACAAGGTGTAGTCATGCCTATTAGAAGCAAAGATGGCACCATTAACGTAGGAAACTATGCAATTAAACGAAAAAAAGATGGGTTTTATTGCATTTTAGACTTCGAAAAAGAAGTAATCCTAGACAAAATTAATCTCCCACAAACAGCAGCAGTAATAGCTAATAGACTAGCATTAGGCAAATACATCGATGATGAAGTTGTAGATGCTGATACAAATTATGGATATTCATTGTTTAATGAAGAACTACATACTAAGTTGGCTGACAAGAATATAAAAACTAAAATGATAGATCGTGCTGATGTTATGTATACCAAGGCTAAAATAGATAGGTATAAGAAGGAACAACATCTCAAAACCGTGATGAGAAGTTTTAATAAACTTATGCAATTTAACTAAATAATATTATCAATCTTTCCGGGATTAACTATGAAAACAAGTGATTTTAACTCTCCGCTAACAAGTGCCAAACTCAACGAAAACATGAACAAAATGTTCGGTGTACGAGTTAAGTTGGAAAACTATTCAAGAGAACAACTAGAAGACATGCGTAATAAATTACGTACCCGTGTTTTCCAACAGGAAGGCTCAGCAGGTATCAATGACTTGCTAACCAACGAAACATACCAAAAAGACAAGGCCATGTTGGACTTGCTTAATACAAGGATTAAAGAAATGCTAGGCGAAAATATCAAACAACTACGTGACAAAATGATGGAACTAAGCGAAGGTAAGAAAAAAGACCTAACTGGTGATGGTAAGAAAGACTTTGACGATGTTCAAGTTGCTCGCATGACAGCTGGTGGTGTTCCTAAAAAGAAAGCCATTGCTAAAGCAACTAGTGATAATTTTAAAGAAGGCTCAATGCCAATGAAAAAAGTCAATGGTAAAAGTGTCCCAGCTTTTGCAGCAGATGGCAAAGGTAAAAACGATTTGACAAAATCTTCAAAAGAAAAGAAAGTTGCAGAAGTTAAAATGGCTGATTTGCCAAGTACCCGAGTTCAAGGCAAATCTTATGGCAATCAATCTGATTATAAGAAGCCGCCAGAAGACGAACGTCGCCCAGCAAATACAATGAAATTGAAAGATAAAAAAGGTACTCCAGTTAAGGAAGGCGGTAAGCATCCTAAGGATTGTGATTGCAAAGAGTGCATGGGCATGTATGAAGGCAAGGATGAAGGCAAACCAGGTAAGATGTTTAAAAAGATTGCCAAAGATGCAGGCAAGCGTTATGGTAGTAAAGAAGCTGGTGAACGTGTAGCAGGTAAGATCCGTGCTGACAAGGCCAAGGCTGGTACATTAGAAGAAAGCAACTTCAAACACAATGTACGTTTTGTTAATGAAAGTCTGGCATTCTTACTACAAGAAGATGAAGAAGGTAAAGCCAAGGCTATTACCGCAGCCGGTGATATGGTTAATGATTTTACAAGTTGGATGCAACGTGTTGGTCAATATCAAACTAAAACAATGATTGAATTAGCTGATGCAATTAAAGCAGACTTTGGAGCACAAGAAGCAGAAGCATTCAAGGCCGCAGTTGGACCAGCACTATCCGCCACACTTGAGACACTAACTCAACAACGTGAAGCAGTAAGTGGAGCAGTTGCAACACTAGCAGGTGAAGCCACTCCAGATGCAGCAATGGGTATGGAACCAGAAATGCCAGCAGAGCCAGGTATGGATATGAGCGCACCTGACGAGATGAATCCAGAACCAGCTGGTGATGAATTTGGTGCAGCAGATGCAGCAGCAGGTATGGGAACAACCGGACGTGAAATGCGTGAAAGCAAGTTTGCTCGCAAACTAGCTGAATCACATAACATCATGTCCTCATTGGCAAAGTAAATGAAATTATTTGAAGTAGATCTTGGATCCGCAAGCGACGTTCTGAGGATTCTACAAAGTAATGCTAATCAACTAGGATCAGCAGGAAGAGGCCAGTCTTTGACTGTGCCTTTTTCTGCAATGATTAATCTGTTAGATCGATTCGATTTAGGTATTAGCACCATAGACGGAATACGTAAATGGGTCGAAACAGTTCCCGGCGCTAAAGCAGTTATTGACAGTGTATTAGATGATGGATCTGTAATAGTTAAAACCACAGCACAAAATCCTAATAAAGACCAAGCTCAACAAGCAGGCGGCGCAAGTCCTGCTATTGACGCTATGGCATCCAAGAATGCCAAAACTATAACCAAATAGTTGCTATATAGGTCTTGTAGTGTTATAATTAACACTATATGACAACAACCTATACTCCTCCTGCATTTATCGAGCGTTTCCAATATAAAAACTGTGTTCAAATCAATGATCCATTAACTCGTAAAAGAGTTTATCAAACTCCAGATGGTGAGAAGTTGCCCAGTGTAACTACTATTCTCGGTGCTACTAAAGATATGACCCATTTGAATCAATGGAGGGATCGTATCGGGCATGCCAAGGCACAGCAAATTACCACAGAGGCTGCTGGAGTAGGTACAGCCATGCATGCCAATTTGGAACGTTTCTTAATTGGCGAACAACGTCAACCGGGCAGCAATCCAGTTCATGTACAAGCTAACAAAATGGCTGATATCATTATTGAAAATGGTCTAAGCAAAATGAGTGAAGTTTGGGCAATGGAACAAAGTCTTTACTTTCCAGGACTATACAGTGGCACCACTGACTTAATTGGCGTACACGAAGGTGAGCCAGCAGTTTGCGATCATAAACAAACTAATAAACCAAAGAAGGCAGAATGGGTTGATGATTATTATTTGCAGTTAATGGCGTATATAATGGCACATAATGAAGTGTATGGCACCACTATTCGCAAGGGCGTTATCTTTATGTGTAGCAGAGATCTGCAATATCAGCAATTCACATTAGAACCTAAAGACTTTAACAAGTGGCAAGATGCTTGGTTAAACAAAGTAGAAGAATACTACGCCCTAACTAAGTAGCCTGATCAGGATAAATATCTCATAGCGAGGGATATTATTATGGCCGTAGTGGAAATCAGCAGAATACAAGTCCGAAGAGGACAAGAAAATCAAACAGGTATACCTACACTTGCAGGTGGAGAATTTGGTTGGGCAGCTGACACTGAACATCTATACATTGGTCTACGCAGAGATGACGGTGGTGCAAGAGATGCCAATGTTAGAATTCTAACAGAGAACGATCTTCTACCCACAGAAAATATATTCAATTCTCCAGCAGTTGCTGACTACACCTATCGTGCAGATACAGATCCACCCATCACTGCTAATATTGATACAGGTCTTGCGGTTATAAGAGATATCAATAAAAAGCTCGATGATTTTGTTAATATCAAAGATTTTGGTGTTGTAGGTGAGGGAGGCAATGCTAATGAAGTATTAACAATACAAAATGCCATTGACAAATTGTTTCTTGATCCTTTAAAGGATGGCTCTGTTTATGGAAAGCATAGTGCCAAAGTTTTATATTTTCCAGCAGGTGTTTACAATATAGATCAACCTTTACTTTTACCAGCATATACAACTATTGTTGGAGAAGGAATTGGAAAAACTATTATTAATTTAATTGCATTAAATGATAGCCATGCTATATTAACCAGAGATGCTGACATCAATGATATAAATGGAAGTAATGTAATATTTGACACAGGAACTATATCATCAGGCCGTGCTCAACCTAACTACATTCACATAGAAGGTCTTACCATACAATATGATCCATTATTAAGTGGTGTATCAGGATGTCGCCCTTTAGTGAGTTTAGATTGCGCCGAAAATGCTATTTTTAGAGATGTTAGATTTGCAGGTAATCATGTCATCGGTGATACCATAGATAATGTTAACGGTGGACATTCTGGAATACAACTTAGAGGATATCCAAGTTCGGAAAATTTAACAGTATCATCGAATAATTTATTAGTTGACAATTGTGAATTTGACGGATTATATTATTGTATTAGATCAAATTACGATATTGTTAATCCTGTAATTCAAAATTGTCAGTTTTATAATTCTATAAGAGGTATTACATTTA